TCGCAGGCCCCCACCGTGCTCTACCACGGCACCCTCCGAGAGCGCGTCCCCTCCATCCTCGCGGCGGGACTCCGCGCGACCGAGGGCTGGGGAGGAGCGGCGTCTCCGGGCGTCTTCCTGTCTCCCACGCGAGAGGGCGCCGAGTACTGGGCCACCGCGGCGCTCCTCAAGAAGCTGGGCCTTCCCGTCCCGCAGGGAGTGGAGCTCGTGGCTCCCTCCGAACACGCGGGTGCCGTCGCCGTCCTCGCCGTCGCCGTGCCGCCCGCCGCCGCGGGGAACATCGTGCCCCGCCGCAAGTCCTTCTCCCTCCCGGGCGACGTGCAGTTCGTGGGATCCGTGCCGCCCGAGTGGATCTCTGTCGATGAAATGTAAAGTGACCGAGGCATTGTGTATAACTGTATCAAATGAACGACACAACGACACAACTCGTCCAACCACCTCCTCACGACGTTCCTGTCCATGCATACAACGCCTGGGCGGTGACGGGAGCCTTCCTGTACATCGGATTCTTCGCGGTCGCCGCGGGCGGCCTCGCGCTGTGGCATGAGGTCCGATGCCTCCGACGGGCTTCAGAGTCCCTGCTCGCCCGGATCATAGAGGTCAGGTCTGCCCTCGGCGGAAAGGACCGACCATGAGCGGCTTCGACTCGACAGACCGATTTCGGGTGACCGTCAAGATGAAGGACGGTGCCGTCCTCGACTTGGGCACGTTCATGACTCTGCACGAGGCGGTCGCCGCCGTGGACGACTTCAAGGCCGAAAGAGACGACGTGAAGTGGACCGTGAAGCAGAGAACGATGGGCGAGGCAAAGAACACATTCGTCGCTGCAATCGGCCACGACGGGGTGACGGACCCGTCCATCGTCGTCGCGCGCGTCGCCCCCGCGGCGGGCCGGGTTCACCCGGACAGGGGCACGGGCTGGTACTCTGCGAACAAGAGGGGACGCGAGCTGTGATCTACACGTTCTTCGACCTTCAGTTCAAGGCCCGCCCGGGCCTCGGCGGGCTGCATTCCCGGATTGATTTCTCGAACGGATATTCCGCCTCAGTCGTTCAGGGACCGGGAACGTACGGGGCCGAACGAGGCCTATACGAGCTCGCCGTTCTTCGCGGCGATGCCCTCGTGTACGACACTGAGATCACTCCGGACGGCGACGTGCTCGGCTGGCTCGACCGCGGAGAAGTCACTGTGCTCTTGAACCGAATATCGGTCCTGCCTGTCAGGCCGAGGAGTGCGGCGCCGCCTGCGCCCTAGCGCAGGCGAAAACGACGCAGACGAGGCCTCCTGCATGTCACATTTTTCCACCGTCCGGATCCAAGGAATATTTATGAAGAATATTTCTGATTGGAATCCGTCGACATGTGCAATCCATCTGCAGACCATTGTGCGCGCCGCCGCAGGGCGGCCTCATGATCCAAGGAGACCTCATTGCTCTCGCAAGGAGGGATGCGGTCTCTCTTGCAGACCTCACATTGTTCACGAATCCTCCGGTGTTCAGGTCAGACCCGACCGGAAAGGCGCGGGCAGGAGAGCTCTATCTCGTCGTCGGCACGATGGAATACCTGTCGTCTCCAGATTTTTTCGTGCAATTGACGGGTCCAGGAGGCACAGGTTGGGCAGGATCGATGCACTTCTACGTCGTTTTCCCGTTTCAGCACTTCATGTTGGCACCTACGTAGTATGTGTCCATACTCCTGTGCGAACCCACCAGCAGCAAGACTTCTCGGCCGATGCCGGGTGACCTCGTGGTCGTCAATGCTGCGAACGACAGGGTGAATGCATACAAGGTGTGCCCAGACTTCTCTTTCGCGAACGTCGTCGGCACGGTGAGCCGAGGCGACATGGGCATCATTCTCGACTTTGCGTCTTCTGAGAACGGGTCGATCCTGTACCACTACGTCAAGGTTCTGTTCTCGTCGAAGATTGTAGGGATTGTGCATTATGGTCTGTTGCAGAACATCGAGGTCTCAAAGGCACACGAAGATCTCAGTGAAATGATCGAAGAGAGGATGAGATGATACCACAACCAGGAGACGTCGTCGCTGTTGATCCCCGCGCTGAGACTGGGACAGTCGTAAGAGTGACGCAGCATGTTGTCGGAGACGGTCGGTATGTGACCGTGAAGTTCAATGATGGATCCACAGGAACAGTTCATGAGTCCAGAGTGAGAAAATTGGAACATTCTCCGGGAGAACCGATTACCATCTAATTATGACCAATCGAATCGCATTAGAGTCGATGAGCGCTATGTTCGGCACGCTTTCCAAGGAGAGAAAGGCTCATTTGTCGGTCATTGCTGACAGAATGGTTCTTCTTGGAATACCTCCCGAAACGTCTGACATCCTCGTCGGAGTCCTCATCCTCGAGGCCGCAGAACGTCAATTTGTGGATGACGGTGGGGCGCGCCCGCCAAACAGGGAGTCGACGCTGGAGATTCTACGGCCTCTCTTCGAGGTCGCAAAGTCCCCTCCAAACCCAAAGGGATCGAACTAGTCTTTCTTCATCTTGCATCCGGTTTTGGGTTCCATGCCGGACTTCTTGTTCACCGCATAGACGTCGACGATATCCTTGTGGGTGATGCAGTGGGATGCCGGCCACGAACCGTTCATGACCGATCTTTTTCCTTCGTTGTTGTCAGGAAGCCCCCACATGTGTCCCAGCTCGTGGAGCATCGTTGTGTACATCATCTCCTCGTCTCTCATCCTGTCCGCCACGATCGCGATGAACTTGAATGTGCACCCTGAGAACGTGAAGCCGAGGACCTCTCTTGTCTCCCCGCCCATGTTGTCGATCGCCTTCACTGTGGGACTGTTTGACATCACACGAACGACGTAGAACGTATGCCTGCATCCTTTTTGCCAGGGGTCATGATTTGTTGAATCTGCTTTCAAGTCGAGGTCGAAGACCTGTAGATCCTGCGAATCTCCTTTGACTGCAGCATCATAGAAGAGCCCATCAGACTCATTTGGGGGATCTATCGAGATGTCTCCCTGCGTCTCCTCCATCCACGTGTAGAATGCCCGGACGATTGGGTTCGTCTCTAGGCCGCTAAATTCATCTTGGATCATTGCCCTAGATGATATCATGTGCGTCTTCTGTGGGTCTCGCTTTGCCTCTGATGCGCTCAGGATGCCCACAAGGGATGCAACTGCTGAAAACACGCAAACATTTTTATAGATCTTGAGCATGGTCCCACCTTCAGAGGCTCAAGGATGCCTCTTTTATTAACTAAACTCGGAAGACAATTTTTATTATTTGGCACTGAACTATCTTAAAATAGTTGGACGTCCCGGTGTAACGAGTCACCTACTTGAAGTATTATTTGGTTATGGAACATTTCTTCCTACACAAGAGCATCGAAGTTGGTTCCTCTGTCAGATTGAAACGCTACGGACCTTCCGCCGTAAAAACCGGCATCCTTTGGGCTACAGCAGAGCCGACAGGAGAGGTCGCATATAGGTCGTCAGGTCGCATCGGCGAGAGAGACTGCGGTATCGTTCTGGAGATTTCAGAAAATATGATGAGGCTTGTGACGACAGCGTGCGCGGATGGATGGATTTCTACTGACAAAATTGAAAGAATTTTATGACCGACGACGAGCTTAAAATCAAATTTTTCGACAACTTGCTCTGCGCATTTCAGCTCTCTTCTGAGACGATAAAGGCGTGGGGTGAGACCACTCAGCTCGACAAGGTCGTTGAAGAATGTGCAGAGCTCATCGTCGCACTGCAGCACTCGAAGACTCGAACTCTCGACACTAGAACCGTTGCCTCTGAGATTGCAGATGTTCTTGTCATGTCGATGTGTGCCGCGCGAGTCATCGGCGTCGATGCCGTCGTCGATGAGATGGGAAAAAAGCTCATCCGACTCAAGGGCAGGCTTGAGACGACGCGCCCGAAGGCAGATGCAGAACTGCAGGAGAAGTATGTTCAGGCCAAGGAGCTTGCCACTGAAATGGAGTCCCGTTACAGAAAAGAACTTGCAAAGACAGAAGAGCTCAGGCGGATGCTGACCGAGGTGAAAGGAATTTCAATCGACGTCCCCGAAGAAAACGAGAAATCCGTCAACAAGCTTTCTGACTCAGAAAAGATCGGGCCAAAAAAGAAGATCGCACGCAAGAGCCGTTGACTCCTATTTAGCTTATGCTTTATGCCGCACTTTTTGCAACAGGACTATTTATAGGATTCTTTGGAGTTGCCGCACTGGTCGACTCTTTTAAGTGATGGATGTTTCTTCACAGAAATATTTGCATTGATTCAGTGCAAAGTTTGGTGCTGTTGTTATAAACTAGGCCATGGACAAGAAGAAATCCGCCAAGAACATTAAGCTCTTTGTCACCCTCGAGGATGAGCAGTTTGAGCTAGAACAGTAGATCGAGATCTTTCAGGGTTTCTTAATGCCGTTGCAAAGGACATCAAGTCGTCCATGAAGACAGTTGGCAGGCCCGCTATGCGGACGGAATCTAGGTCAATCCCCGCAACATCAAGAAGATCTCAGAGTAATCAAAGCAAGGAAATGAAGATGAATTCGAACCCAAAGTCCCGAGTTGAAAGCAAGTTCTTAGAGCTCTTCGGTGACAAGATCTCTTTTGGTGTCACAGGATGCAGAGAGCACCGTGGCTTGTCTGATACGCGCAGCGGTTATAGAACACAAATCATCGTGGACAACCACGTCATTGCTGAGGCCGTTGACAAGGACTGGAGGAGATCGTACAAGAAGCTAATGTTCGAGATCGAAAAACTGTACATCGAGGGAATTGCACTAGTGTAAAGTGCCGTCTAGAAGTTATAAACTGATTTCATCAACCAAGGAGATACCAATCAATGTCGAACATGTCCATCAAGACCTTTCTCAGTGTCGCCGAAGTCCTCCCGATCGAGTCGTCGGTCCTCCTCCGCGGGCCACACGGCATCGGCAAGAGCCAGGTCGTCCGCCAGGTGGCGAAGTCCTTTAATCTTCCAGTGATTGACCGGCGCCTCAGCCAGATGACGGAAGGAGACATGGTTGGTCTTCCTTCGACCGACGGTGAAGTGACCCGCTTCAATCCGCCTGATTGGTTCAAGCGTGCATGCACCAATCCTGTGTGCCTCTTCCTCGATGAGATCAATCGAGCGACTCCAGAGGTTATGCAGGCAGCCTTCCAGATCGTTCTCGATCGTGAGCTCAACGGTTGGAAGCTCCACTCCGAGACCCGTGTTTTTGCCGCAGTGAACAACTCTGCTGCATACACCGTCAATGAGATGGACCCCGCTCTTCTAGACCGTTTCTGGGCGATCGACCTCGAGCCGACAGTTGAAGATTGGCTCGTTTGGGCACGCAGCGAAGATGCGAGCGGCACTCCTCGGGTCTATAACGTCGTGTCTGACTTCATTGCAGGAAACGAGAAATGGCTTGATTCGCCAAAGGATGCCGAGCCCGGTAAGGTGTCTCCGTCTCGCCGCTCGTGGGAGCGACTCTCTGATGCCCTCACCAAAGGCGGCATCACTCAGCTTGATGAGCCTGCCAGCCATCCTCTCTTTTACCCAATGTGCCTCGGCTATATCGGAACTGAGGCAACCATTGCACTCAACGGTTTTGCGAAGACCATCGACTCACAGGTCAGTGGCCAAGAGATCCTCAGCGACTATTCAAAAGTGAAGCGCAAGGTCAAGAAGCTCGGCGCTGAGAAACAAAACATTCTGATCGACAAGGTGACCACCTATATCACCAAGGAAATTAAGTCGCTTAACGACAAACAAGGACAAAATCTCCGTGCCTTTATGAACGATCTGCCTGGTGAGCACCGTGTCTCCTGTTGGTCCAAGCTCACGCAAGGCAGCGGCACAGAAAATCTTGAACTTGCTAAATCGATCCACAAGTGGTGCGTCGAAGGCATCCTCGAGTCTTTTGGCGTCTCCGCCGATGCTGCTGTTAAGGCGCTCTCAGCTCAAACGAAGAAGAAGGCAGAGAAGTGAGAGGGTAAACATGGAGTTCGACGCCGAGATCTGGAAGCAGAAAGCTTGGGCCCGGTATACCCGGCGTGTCCAGACCGGCCGTGCAGGAAAAGCCGACGAGACAAATTGGGCTTTTGAGGTCCTTGCAATCAGAGATCTTTACCTGCTAGTCGATTGGTGCTCTAGCCACAAATTAAAAGTGTCTTTTGCCAAAAAGTCCAACGGTGAGTACCATTCATACGACAAACAGATCATTGTGAGCTCGCACCTTAATCCAAGGAAGCAAGCGGTTGTTCTTCTTCATGAATGTGGGCACCACCTTATCGACGGCCAAGACATCCAGGATAGATTTGCGCTTGGTTACTCACAGGTTGACCCTGAGATCATCAAAACATTTCCTCACCGTCTTGCCTGCCTTGAAGAGGAATTCGAGGCATGGCACAGAGGATGGAAGCTTGCAAAGCGCCTTAATCTCACAGTTGATCGAAACTATTTTGATGAATATCGCATTAAGTGTCTTAATTCTTACATTAAATGGTCAATTGATCCTAAGAAATTTAAGGATCTAAACGAATGAGCAATCTAGTTCTTGACTTCCTGATGAATGCCGCCGCACACGAGGCAGGCATCGTGCCCCTCGAGAAGACCCACCACGATTTCAATCGTATCCTCACATCTTTGCCGCCGGAGGAGGCCCGAGCCATGAAGCGGAAGTTCCGCAAGCTGTGGCGGAAGGTCGCGAAGGCGAAACCCACGAAGAACTCACGATTGAAGCGCATCACCACGGGCCTCGGCAACACGAATCCCACTCGATCTCAGAAGAACAACCGTAAACATGCGGTGTACATGCACCTGTGGCTCGAGGCCGTGATGCCCCTCCACAAGAAAATCGAGAATGGTGATACATAACATTAGGAATGTGATACCTTGAGATACGTCCACCCACGGCATCGGTGGACATGATTGGCTACGATCTCACTCGGCCGTGCGTTGGTGGCTTATATTACGCGAAGGTGAAATCCCCTGCGAGGCCCAGGGCGAGTAACCGCGAGGCCGGTAGCCATCGAGATGGGTGGGGCCGGCCTCACTCTTTATCCTAGAAATATTCGAAAGAATGTTTCCGTGGGGTTACACGAATCTTCACGATGATTTATCCAGTGCAATCTGATGCTTCACGATGTTAAGGTAAGGATCATGGATCACAATTCAAAGTCTGCAACGGGAAACCTCTTCGAACAAGTTGCAGGTGAGCTCGAGGATATTCCGAAGGTTCCGACCGTTCCCTTTCCCACCGATGAGATCATCCCCCACGCGGGCTTGGAGGTGAACATGGTGGGCGATGAGTGGATCCCAGCCACACAAGTTCTGTGGCGATCTTGGACAGGTCGGCGGAAGGTGTGGGGAATGGAATACCACGGGCCTGTGTTCAACATTGATCGCGATGATTCGGTTCCTTATGCTGGGAAACGTGTGTGTGTCTGTCAAGAGTGTCAGAAGCACGTTTCTCCTGAATCGAAGCCGAACTGAGAGAAGTGAAAAGCATCTCTGAATAATGGTATGGTGATCACATGAGGAACCTATACAAAAAAGTGAACTGGCTTCCTGGTGCGAGAGAGGAAAAGAAGGCAATTGCTCCTCTTCATCCTCTACTCGCCGAGCGGAAGATCGAGGAATACAACAATTCCGCATCCCTCAAGGACGGGCTCATTCCCGGGGCATTGTGGTTCACTCACTATGATCTTCGTGAGGAAGGGAGATATGTTAGGTGCGGATACTCGCCGCACCCTTTTCCCTACGTTGCTCTCGCTGCTAATGCCTACACCCAAGGAACAATCATTCCTTGTGGATCAACCGCAATCTATCTGGGGGCAGTGCGACTCGAAGAAGAATCCTCCAAGAAGGCGCTCGTTCGGGTGCTCCGCCACTCCTTTCTCATCGGCGGTCGACAGTACATCACCAACGATATTGGAAAGTACTTCTATCCAGCATGAGGTGGTTACGACGCGTCTGGCGGGTTCTCATCGGGAGGCCCCTCCGAGCGTGGAGAAAGCCCGCGATAACCTATACGTGCCCGCGGTTCGAGGGCGGAGAACAGGTGCTCTGGCACGACGGATTGTACGTGGTCACACGAATCTCCGTCCGGTGCGCGACGGGAATCGCCCTCTACGAGGCGATCGATCAACACGGGCGGATCGCCTCCATCACATCCTGGGAATCTGAGAGATTGACATGATAATCTTCACACTAGTAACATGCTTGATCATCATTGGGTATGCCGCATACGGTGTTGTTCAAGATCTGCGCGAGCCTCCTGTTGCTGCCCATGATTCTTCGACCGAAGAGATCAATATCGATGTTCACATCGACAGAAAGGTTGGAGAGATCCTGATGATGCCTACGACCTCGAGCATCACAGCTAAAGATTATTATTCAGTAATTGTTACCGAATTCGTCGGAGAGGGTTATTATAGGGTTCAAACTTTTCACGAACCGCCAAAATCGTTCACGGTGCACACGAGCTGTTTGCACACCCGCGCGGAGATCGTGAGGTTCTCATCTCTCACATGAAACATGCTCCAGGAAATTATCGAATCTTTTGTAATCGCATTTGTGTTCTACCTAATCTTTTATCTTCCTGCCAGGTTTCTCATTAAGGAACCTGCTCTCACGAAGATAGGAAGGAAGAAGAAGTAGAACGGGATACGTGCCAGAGGCGTTCGCTGGCTAGCTCCACTGGGAGCGAATAGAAGGGAGATGAACTTCCCACCAGTTTCTGTTCCCCGGAATTAAAAGGGGAGGCAACCCAGGATGCCAAAAAGCCGTGAAATTCGGTGCTGGGAAGCGTTCCTCCACGCTGTAAAGTTTTGATCAAATAAGATCTTCAGGCGGATAAGCTGCACTCCGCGGAATTGGCCACCGCCGGGTGCAGTGATCTTTTTGCAAGCATTCAGTGTAAATTGTTGTATTCTCAGTGTATTATGTTGATCAAGTTCAGCGGACGCGGAACCACAACAAAATTTTAAGAAGCTATTCATGAACACAAAGAACATTGCAGCTGAAAACAACTACAAGTCTTGCTCGTGGGACCGGCGTTTCGCGCCTCGAGGCATGTGATGGTAACCTTAAACCTCTTCGTTCTAGGATTTGCTAACTTTCTTTTCTCTCTTCTGGTGAAGGCGATATTTAATCCAAGTGAAGCTGGTTGAAGGTGTTGATTTCTATTGGGAGTGTGGACTCATGGTTCTCACTCCCAATTTTCTTTTACTGCGTGGGAAATGTTGCAACAGCGGCTGCAGGCACTGCCCTTATCACGATGAGGAGATCAATCCTGATGGAACTAAGAACAACATTGCGAGAGTGATCAACACTAATCTTGGGAAGGCAATTTCAGGAGGATGAGTGCAAAGTGCCTCCCCGGTGTTATAAGGTGGAGGCATGGAAGTTATCGCAGATCCCAATCACAAGCCCGTCAAGATGTGGGTTGAAGGTGTTCCCGTTGAAATTGAGGCTGTGAATCAGCTGAAGCACACGGCAGCCCTTCCCTTCGTTTGGCCGCATGTTGCGGTGATGCCGGATGTTCACGTTGGCATGGGTGCAACGGTTGGATCCGTTGTTCCCACGATCGGTGCAATCGTTCCCGCTGCGGTTGGGGTTGATATCGGTTGTGGCATGTGCGCGGTGAGAACCTCTCTTACTTCTCACGACCTTCCCGGTAATTTCTCACATGTTCGTGCAATGATCGAGAAGCTCGTTCCCCACGGCCGCACAGATAACGGTGGTGTGAATGATCGAGGCAGATGGAAGAATGTTCCAGAGGCAATCGCGCGTGCCTGGGAAGCCGAGCTAGCTGAAGGTTGGAACCTCATCCTCGCAAAGCATCCGAAGCTTCACGGGCGGAGCGGAGCAACTGCGGAGCATCTCGGCACGCTCGGCACGGGAAACCACTTCATCGAGTTGTGCCTCGATGAATCCGATAATGTGTGGATCATGCTTCACTCAGGTTCCCGCGGCGTGGGAAACAGGATCGGATCCTACTTCATCGAGAAGGCAAAGGAGGAGATGGAGCGATGGTTCATCAACCTTCCTAATGCAGATCTGGCATACCTTTCTGAGGGTTCTCAGTACTTCTCCGATTACGTTGAGGCGGTTGGATGGGCTCAGAAGTACGCTGAAATTAATCGCATCACGATGCTAAATGCAACGATCTCCGCAGTGAAGGCGAGCATCTCCAAGAAGTTTGAGCTCACTGAGGAGGCAGTTAATTGCCACCACAACTACATCTCAAAAGAAAATCACTTCGGAAAGAACGTTTGGATTACCCGCAAGGGAGCGGTTTCCGCCAGAGAACATCAGTTCGGCATCATCCCAGGTTCGATGGGAACGCGCTCTTACATCGTGAAAGGCAAGGGCAATAAGGAGTCGCTCTGCTCTTGTTCCCACGGCGCGGGTCGGAAGATGAGCAGAAACGAGGCGTCTCGAACGTTCACCCTCGCTGATCACAGGGCGGCAACCGTGGGCGTTGAGTGCAGGAAGGACAAGGAAGTGATCGATGAAACGCCCGGCGCATACAAGGATATTGATAACGTGATCGCTGCACAGGCAGATCTCGTTGAAGTTGTTCATACGTTGAAGCAGTTCATCTGCGTGAAAGGTTGACAACATGAGTTTCGATGATTTTGTAATGATGATTCTCGCAGGGATTTCCCTCTTCGGGTTCCTCCACGTCTCTCGTAAGTTCATACAGCTCCACCAAGCCTACCACAAGGTGAAGGCCATCGATGAGTTCCATGCGCAGAAGCACCGTCCCAACTACTTCGGCGTCAGTCCAGATGCTGAGTAATCGTTTAATGTTCATCGGCATTCTCTTCTATACACTTTACGTGCTCGCAGCGGCATGCACCGCCTGGACTTCTCAAGTGATCTTCTACGCACATCTAGAAGCTCATCCATCCACCCGTGAACGTGGTCTCGGGTGGATTGCCTGGCCGCTGGGTGTGCTCATCGGCATCACGTGGCCTATCACAATCCCAATCGCGATCATCATCGCAGGAGTTACGAAGTGAAAGAATTTAGAGTTTCAAAAGAGTTAATTACTAATGAAGATAGAGCAGAAGCTGCATGCTTTTATTTCCATTCTCTTACAGGTCTACAAAAAGACTGGGTTGAGAAGGGTATTTGCGAGGAAAGCATGGATCCCGATGCAGTTGCCCTCTCTTGTGTCATTGCAAAAGTTCGAAGACATGCATATCGAGAGGGCTTTCTCGCTGGTACTGCAGCTCTCGTAAAAGCAACAGAGAAAGTTAAAAAATAGATCATGAACAAGCATCTGGATCACTGGGCCTGGGTTCGCACAAATAAAGGCAAGAGCCTTCACTGTGTTCCAGGTGTTCTCAATGAGTCGGGCTCATGGCCCGACTCATTTCTGGAGGATCCTGGAATGGAGGCTTTTGCCTTGTGCGGCCGTCTGGCCAAATTCTATCCTCCTGGCATCTTTACTCGAATACATGCTCCACGGTGTGCTTCATGCTGTGATGCCCTTGGGTTGCAACACGGCTATGGAACTCCACGAAATGATAACTATATATAATTATGTGTGAGGTACAACTATGAAGATGGAAGAAGCCCCTGAAAAACTTGTCGAATCTGTTGCAGAAGGCATGTGGTGCCTCATCAGAGATGTTTGGGAACATGACTGGAATTGGTGCATCAAGAACGACCCTGCCACTGCGGATGAACTTCGATACAGGGCCCGATGTTCTATAGTTCGTGCAGCCATTCCTCATCACAATGATTCACCTGTAGCTCTAGATCTTGCCTTTAAAAAGGCATTCGTGGAGGGATCGTGATGGATCATCCCTCACTCGCACTGTGGATCGTTGCTGGTTTAGCCATTCTGGTCCTCTTTGTTCATCGCATGAAACCATAATGCAAAGTTGGTCCATGCGTGTGTAGGATGAGGTCATGCCACTAATCATCGTGATTTTTGTTGCCCTGATTATTTCATTCCTCTTCCCGAAGTTAGCACAGGCTCTTGCCTGGTTCCTCACTCTCGCCTTTATTATCCCCTTCTGTACGTTTGGTATTGGCTCTTTTGCATGGGCTGTTGCCAACATCTTTACGGGTACGGCCTTTTGGGGATGGCACGGCTGGTGGGGGTTCTGCATGTTTATTGGTTTTCCCATTGGGCTCGCCGCGGCTTGGTGGATTCACACGGATTGAGGTTCACATGATGATACGAATGCGTGAACTGAAACCGGGCGATCTCATCGCGATCGATCCGATGGGCATCGCGAAACCTCTCCACAGGGAGAACATCAAGTACGATCTCTACTTCGTGTTCGATGTGCAACACGATGGGCGCTCGCGGTTCGAGAGATCATACACGATCCGCACCCTCACCACCGTGAACGGAGCACCACACATCCAGGAGTTCACCAACAATCATGGTGCCCCCTTCACCGATCGGTGCATCCCCCTGCAGTTCCAGGGAGCCCATCTCTACCTATCAGATTCCATCCCAGAATATTCAGAATAATGGGGCGGGTGGATTACCCATGGGGATCCTCCGATTAATCCTGTGAGATCGCAGATGATCTTTCTGTGCAAAGTGCACCCGGGAGATGGTATCCTATAGATGTTCAACCCCCAACGTTCTCGAGGTTATCATGATTCGCGAATGCATCCACTGTGAAGGCACCTTCGATACCGATTCCCCTGCGAAGAAGCGCGCTGGTGGGCGCATCAACGAGTGCCCCGAGTGCACCGGCGAGGATGTTCCCCGTTACCTCGGCGTGGCATCGGGCGATGGCAAGATGGCATCGATTGCGATCCTCTCTTTTGGCAATGCCAAGGAACGTGAAGCGTACAAGTCATTTTGGGCCAACAACTCCGGCCTTCACAAAGGTAAATCCTGCCAACTCGGTTCCCATCTCTCCACGGATCCTGGTATTAAGTTCCGTACCGTTACTCAATCCGGGGCTATGAATCACAAGGGCAAGCTATAGTTATGGCATGCCCATAAAGATCAAGAAGAGCTCTAAGTACACCGGCGGAACCATCAAGGCTCGGGCCAGCGCCCTGGGTGTTGGTGGTTTCATTTTGATGCTTGCATGTTCATCTGATAGGTACCTCGAGCCCGTTCAAGTGAACCCAGAAGGAACGGGATTTCAACTGGCCAAATCACACAGGGCCTTCGAGGTGTGGGGTTTCAACTACTTCAGGCGGCCGAGCACCTCAGATACAACTGAGCTGATACTTGAGGAGTATTGGGACGATTATTCGCTTGTTCTCGCAGATCTTCAGGAGATGAAGGATCTCGGTGCAAACACTGTGAGGATCCACCTGCAGTTCGGAAAGTTCTTTCCCAACAGCAACCTTGTCCCAGATTCCACACAGCTAGGCCATCTGCAACAGTTCGTTTCGATGGCAGAGGAAGTTGGCCTGTACGTGCAGATCACCGGGCTCGGATGCTACTACACATCCGTGAATCCCGTTTGGTACATGGCTCTTGACGAGGCCTCGAGGCTCACCGCTCAGGAAACGTTCTGGAGCACTATATCCTCTGCACTCAGCGGAAGAAACGCTGTTTTTGCATATGATCTGATCAATGAGCCTGCGTTGCCTGGTGCAGGAGAAACGCGCACGAACTGGCTCACAGATGATAACTTTGGTGGTTCCTACTACGTGCAGTACATCGCTCTCTCCCTCAATGGCAGAACCCCCACACAGATATCTAAGGCGTTCTTCGATAGGATGGCTGCAGCGATACGCCAGCACGATCAGAAAACTCTTATCACAACGGGCATCATACCGATCACGAAAGGCTGGTTCTACGGTGGTGGAACTGATGCCAGCCTCGATTTTGTAGATTTCCACTACTACCCAACTACCGCCGAGATGGAGGCCCAGATAACGGAGCTCAACTCCCTGCGGGTAACCTACGGAAAACCCGTAACTGTGGGAGAAACTTCCAACTTGTTCGTGGGCGGCCCTCAGCTGAAATACTTCATCGATCAAACCTATCAATCTACCAATGGGTACTGCGCTCACTACTGGGGCTGGCGCCCTGAGGAGTACGAAGGAGTCCCGGGCATCATTCCTGCCATCGTGAGGAATCTTCTCAACGGATGGCGTTCTTGGGCTCCTCTGTTCCGTGCTCCCGCCGGGAACGAACTGAAGTATTTTTTGTCTGGGAAGTTCATGTAAGAGCCGCGTGCAAAGTTGTGGCATCTCGGTTTATGATGAGGTTAATGAAACCCTTCGACATCGATGAGCTCGTCCCCGATTACAGGCCGGCCCTCGTGGCGCCTAAGCGAAAACTCACCGCCGCTGAGAAACGGATGTTCGAGCGTTCACAGAGGATCTACACGGCACACCCCTACAACCGTCCCGTAGATTCCTACCCCGGCGTGAAGCCCGAGGCGATCCTGAATTGGCGCGCGATCGAGAGGCGAATGGCACAGATCAACGAGATGTGGAAGATCGCCAACGGTGCACTGTGGGCAACGCTACAGTTGGCGCACGAACGCCTCGGGCTCGAGCGCCGCGATTCCCTCTGCGTGTTCACTCAACGTGATTGGATTCTCCGGTATGAGCGCGGCGGCATCTCACACGTGGATCCCGTTCGCCTCGCGAAGGATCTCGTCTCGGGCAAACGTGACGGTGAGAAGATCGAGAAGATGGCAACCATCAAGTACGAAGAGGGCGGTCGAGAGATCGGGAGGATGGAGCACAAGGCAAACCGCCTCCACAGGATGTTCACTGTGTACGAGAGGATCCTGCATCGGGCAATCCAGGATCGCCTCCAGGTGCAGCTCGATCGCACCAGGGATGCGGTGGGTGAAAACGTAACCCACCCGTACTACTATCCACCCACCGTGTACATCATCGAGAACGAGGGTAGGATGATGATCGCCCAGAGCGATTCCATGGGGCGGCTCTCGTGGATCAACGGTGATGTGATGATTTCCGAGAAGGGAGGAAACGATGAGCGAGCGAAAATTGCTGCGTAACGTGGTTCGTTGCCTCAAGTGCAACACCGTGATCGAATCGAAGCACCGGCACGATTTCGTGTGGTGTGAGTGCAAGGCGATCTTCACCGATGGTGGGATCAATTACATCAAGCGTGGTGGAGATCTCGAGGCAATGGTGGATCTCTCTGAGTACAGCGAGGTGGAACAGTGAGCCTATTCAACGGTTGGGGTTTCAAGCGGATCGATTGGGTGGGCGAGATGCACTCTCGCGGGCTCCTCGATGGTGAAGGTGCCTGGGCTCTGAGCAATGCCCTCCGAGGTGGTGGATACGTTGCAGGCGGATTCGCCCGAGCACTCGCATACGGTGTTCTGTGCGGAGGAAACAACAAGGCCGCCTGGGATCGGATCGATTGGTACTCTCAGATTCCGGCATACGCGAAGATGCACGGAGCACCGTGGGGTGCATCAGCCCCCCGCGAGGCTGCGTTCTGGAAGGCGAGTGCAGGCGATATCGATCTATTCTTCCGCGATCCTCAGGGAGCGGCTGCGATGATCAGCGCCCTCGATTGCCGGCCTGGTATCTATGGCATGGGAAGTTCTCGTGCAGGATACGCGATGGATTACAGGGTGGGGCGCCGGGCCCTACAGATCATCACGAAGGTTCACGGTGATCCCGAGGATGTTATCGGCACGTTCGATATCGCGAACGCGAAGGTGGTGCTTGAAGAGGGCGGGATCCACTACACGATGGGTTGGTTGCAACTGGAAGAGAAACGGCAACTTGGAATCGATATCTGGAACAAACCAAATCTTCTGTGGCGGGTTCGAAAGTGGGCGAAGAAGCACCTCTACGCTGATCTTCGGCCGGGCGATCATGCCCCCTACGTGGATGCAGTTTTCAGCGCGATGGAGGCGGTGAACGCGGGCACGCTGATACGGTGGGGCGAGGCGGTGAAGAAGTACAGCATCCACTCCTTCGCGAAGATGTTCATCGAAACCTCGCCGCCGGCCGAGGTGTTGAAGATCTCGATGCTCCTCGATTCCTACGATCAGATGTATGTGATCCGGAATCTCACGAAGCTGGGAATGAAGAATGATCAACAGTAAAGATGTTAAGATCGGTGATCTGAGGCTGTGCTACGTGGATGGGCGGGATCGGTTTGCCTGGTTCACTTCCATTCCGCTTGTGGATCAGTGGGGTGATGATTGGAACGATGCACCGTACGAACACAACGCGGGTGAACCGTACAGTACCCACAAGGAGGGTTCCGAGAGGGTGGAACACCACCTCGTGAAGGTTGCCTGGGATGGCCCGTATGAAACTCCCGCGGAACAGGCCGGGATCAACTCCATGTGGAGCGTGGAACGCATCAATGGGGGCTCCATCGCGTGGCTCATCCCAACGAAATGGGGAGTTACCGAGGGTGCCGATGTGAAACCCATCCACACAGGGGCCTCGCTCGTGGATTTCGTGATCGCACTGGAGAAGGCGGGTGGGTATGCGTACCTGCCCCACAATATCGCCTCCCAGATCGCACACGCGGTGCGTGAAGAGAAGCTTAAGAAACCCTTGTCTAAGGGAGCATGTGAAAATGATCAAACATGCAATCTTAGTGCAAACTTAATCAACACAGGAAAGTGTGAATAATTATGTATTTGTGGCCCCAAGAAGAAAAAACAAGAGATTTTACCTTGGAGAACTCGTTCAACCAAGTTTCAGCAATGAATCAGTTTACCTCTTTCCGCGTGATCCCACACACACTATGGGAGTGGAAGACGTCATCGAAGAGTTCGGTCCACCCTGGCATCGCGGTTCTACCGGAATCGTTCTGGAGACGCGAGAAAATGGATGGATGAGGTTACTCGTTTCCTCAGGAAACTGGGGATGGATAGGAGACTGGAATGTTGATCCTGTAGAGTAATACTTACCTACAGAGGTAAGTTCAAACGTGAAAGTAGGATCACTTGTAACATCCAACACCAAGGTGTACCTTGATCCACCTGAGATGGTCGTCGGGGTCGATGAGGATTCATCATGGAGTGAGATTCTTGAGAAAGACTACAGAGACATTCCTTTCGGTCCTCATCAGGTTGGAATTGTTGTTGCAATTCGATCAACTAACATTATGAAGCATGCTCAGTGGATTAAGGTTCTCACACCCAGCGGAATGGGCGTGTGTTTCTCAGACGAACTAGATGAGATTCCAACATTTGTAACCTGAACAATTCTTGTTGTAGTATAGAGAAGCAAAATGACACAAGATTACCATGATATCCTCTCAAGAATCTCAGATCCACCTCTTTGGTGGACTGCTAACGGAGTTCCTCGTTGGTGTGAATTCCACCCCACTGCGGGGTCCAACCCATATGCCCGAGAGGTTGCTCTACTGCGAATAGCCTGCCAGAGTTGCGGACATGAATTTGATGCTGAGGTGACATGGTATGAGCATTCTCACCACTGGAACGGTGATCGAGAAGAACCACTTTCTTCACCTACGAGGATTAAAGAGTTGCATTATGGAGATCCACCAAACATCAAGTGTTGTCCACCGGGATACACAATGAACTGCATAGATTTGCGTGTTTTGCAGTTCTGGTCTCGAGATCGTGCGAGATGGGAGAGATGCCCAGAACTAGAGGTCGAACTGAATAACATAGAGGATTATTTCAGAGATGACATCAAGAATTTCTAATGCAACAGAGGGAATCTCGGGATCTTATCTTCGAGGTGATGGTTTTCACCGGTTCGAGTGCCAGTGCACTACCTTCGATCACAACATTCGATTCGAGGTGGATTCTGAGACGGGAGATATCTCAATCTCCGTTCCTCTCAACCACTGGTTGCCTTGGTGGAAGCGGATGATCCTCGCGGTGAAGTACGTGTTCATGCGTACCGAGAGGTACGGGCACTACGATACCGTGCAACTGAATCCCCACGATTACCCACGGATCAGGGCGTTACTGGACGATTCGGAGAAGAAACTGAGGAGTTGGTGAGATGAAGTTCTACAAGTTGCGCGACATGACGAATGGGAAGTACTCGAGTGGGGGTAACTTCCCGAAGTGGAGTGACAAGGGCAAGATCTGGTTGAACCTGGGCGCCCTCAAGTCCCACCTCACCACTCTCGCGAAGTCCGGGGTGAACATCTCGCCCTTCTGGGAGGTGATCGAGATGGAGGTTACCGAGGCGACGGCGTATCCCGCGGCGGCGATCGCGAAGAAACCGGGAGGTGCGAAGTGAGTTTCACATCGAAGTTCTCTGAGGGCATCTACAAGGGCACGTATCCTGAGGAGAAGGTTTCAACCTGGAAGGATATTGGGGAGATCCAAAGGGAACAACACCCGTATCCCGCGGATCCCTTCTCCCTCGAGGTTCCACGTCCCGATGGGAAACTGAGGCCCACCCACTTCACCGTGAAGGTGCCACCCAACACCCTCGTGGTGTACTATCCCAATCCAGATGATCACTCCATCTTCTCCCCGTTCAGGCCCGGTGAAACGGTTCTCTACCTCGGTGAGATCGAGCACATGCGGGGGCACGGGGCCTTCGTGGATCGCGAGGGAAAGGTGAGATACGGATACCATGTATGGAATTTTAGGGTGATTCCTGAAGAAGAAGTGTGAATGAAGGAGGATGGCATGAGCGAGAAGAAGAAGATCAAGAAGAAGGAACTGTTGAGGAGGATCGAGGATCTCGAGTTAAAGGTCGCAGTTCTCCGCGATAAGGTGAAATTCCTGGGTACACACGTTCAATCACCTGTGATTCCGTTCCTCTGCACATCCATAGAGAACACGCAGCCCATCTGCCCACAGTGCGGGATCGACCCTAACAAGAGTGGAAGCGGAACCTGCACAGGTCTGAACTGTCCATATTCTCTGAAGATCACCTGCTGAGGACGTCCAAATGATTGCACATGTAGGATCCATGTTGAAGGCAAAGTTTAGGCACGTTCACGTTTGGGATGATGATCTCGACGAATCGCTCGATGAGCTAGCGAAAGGTGATCTCATGCTAATCCTCGCGGAATCAAATCCGAAACGTCCCAAGCGACTCAATCCTGGGTTCTACCGCAAGGTACTCACACAGGGTGGTCGGGTAGGATGGGTTCATCTCGACAATTGTTCTGAGGTCGACGGCGATCGATAATACTTAAACACATGAAGATCAGGTTATCAGAATTAAGGCGAATTATCCGTGAGGTACTCGAGGAGCAAGGTGACGTTCCTGGGCATCTCTCTCCCGGTTCGAGCGGGCCCATGTCAGGCGAGAAGATGCACTCCACGGAACACGGTGGAATGGGCGTGCGACACGAGGAAGAGGACGACCTCGAAGAGATCGAGAGTTTCGATGAAGATACGGATCTCTGAGCTCCGGCGCATCATCAGGTCCGTCCTCGCGGAGGGCCCGTCTGGTCCTGGTATCACCTCGGATCCCACAGACGTGAAGGGATTCTACAGTTACGACGTGGAGCGCGGCGCGGACATCCACGGTTATTGGTACAAGTCGCCGGGCCGAGCGATGGGAACCGATGGCGACCCGATGCGACCAGAGGACGCCGAGGAGTACATCGGATTCAAGACGAAGGGCGCCAAGCCCGAGGACGCCGCGGCGGAGGCGAAGCCCAAAGACGAAGAATCCAAACCTTCGGTCACGACCGATCTCTCTCCTGTCGACTGAGTGTACTGTTGCAACTCGTTAGTATATAGTAGTAACATGATGAGAAACATCAAGAAGAACCTGTGGGATGCCCTTCGTTCACCACGAACTGTGGCATTTCTCAAGTTGGGAGCGGCACTCGTTGGCGTGATCCACGCGATCGATGAACTACGTGAAACTCCAACTGCGAAGAAACAGATCGGATTTCAAATCGACGAAGAGGGTTGATTTAACTGCCTACATGGAGATAAAAGGTTATAAAACACCCAAGGATGAAGCGAAATGGGCACAATTTCCACTGAAATTAAAAATCCTTGAAGGAAAAGATCTTATACAACTTGGAATACTTGATGTAGATTCAGTACGTGAAACAAAAACACATTCCGACTTAGCTCAGTAGGCAGAGCAGAGAGCTGTCAAAAAAAGGCAGCGTTTCGTAGGAATACGAAATGTAAAAGACCCGAACTTCAGGGAACCCTTCATCGAAAGATATGGCAATCCTGAGCCAAGCCCGAAAGGGAAGGTGCAGAGACTATAATGGGTCCATCCAGAACGGATGATGGGATAGTCCAGACCACAAATCGAAAGAGCGGCGAAAGCTGAAGTGGTAAAGTAACTCTCAGGTCCCTGGTTCGATCCCAGGAGTCGGAGCAAAACAAAGGTAAAAATGCAAAGAGTGAAGAACGTAGACACGAAGGCGGAAACACCTCTCCCTGAGCTTCAGAAGGCACTCGATGCATTGAAGCCAGGTGAGAAAGTTTACTGTCCCAACACGAAGGCGGAGATTCTGAAGGTGCAAGAGAATCTCACGCGGCGGAGGCACGAGATACCAGGGGCAGATTCACATCTCGAGTACATAGAGGCGATGATCATCGCGGAGGCTAATGGAAACTTAGAGTTCAAGAAGTAATTTATACTTCAATCTGGAGAGATGGCTGAGTTGGTTTAAAGCAATCGACTTGAAATCGATCGTGCCCGGAAGGGCACCGGGGGTTCGAATCCCTCTCTCTCCGCAATATCGGCGATGATCATATCATCGATATACTGGATGTTTTTAACATCCAGGCATGCACGCCTCATGTTATTTAATGAAGGTGAAAGCGATCAGGCGAATTATGTCGTGAGTAACCACCTCGGAACACAAGCATTAGCGGTGATGCAATTGGCTTTTAACCTCTTGAACTGAGTTCAACTCTCAGGTGTTCCACAACGTTGTAAATAATCTGTAAGTTTTAGGATCGAACAAATAGTTATTCACATGCAAAATTGTGAAATTTGCAATTCGTTCCATGATGGAACTTATGGTTCAGGCAGATTCTGCGGTCTAAAATGTTCAAAAACTTTTTCTTCTACATGTAAGAAAAGTTCTAAAAACGAAAATATAAGCAATTCCTTGAAAGGAAGACTGAGGACAAGAACTCTTCTTGTCAAAAATTGCTTGAAGTGCAGTAATGAGTTTTCAACTGTTAAAACAAGCAAAAAATATTGCAGTCACCATTGTGCAGTTCTTGCTAGCAATTCTAACGATGCAGTAAAAGAGAAGTTACGAATTGCAAGAATTCGAGAAATTGAAAAAGGAAATGTTGGTTACGGAATAAAGACAGAATATAGAGGAATCCGATGTGATTCTGCACTTGAATATGCTTTTCTAAAAAAGTATTTTCAGGACAATCCTGAATCGAAAATTGAAAGATTCAGGGGTCATATTGTTACGTCAAGTGGTAGAAAATATCAACCGGATTTTATCATTGATGATAAGATAATAGTTGAAGTCAAGTACACAACGCCTTACGTTGGAGAAAAACTTTCTAGTAAATGGAAAACATATCTTTCAACTCAAGAAGAAAAATTAGCTGCTCTGAAAGAAATGTCTTCTGAGGGATTCAGCTATTTGTGGATTACTGAGAAGGATGTAGGTGTTCCATTCTACAGAAATTGTTTAAAAGAAATACGATCTACTGCTATAATAGAACCATGCCAACTTACGATTATAAGTGCTTAGTTTGCGATCACGACTTTGAGACGATCCAGTCCATCAAGGATGATCCTCACACACCTTGTCCACAGTGCAAGATTGAATGCTGCAACCGCCTCATCTCAGGTGGAGGATCTTTTGTGTTGAAGGGCGATGGATGGGCCGCAGATAACTACAGCTCATCGAAGAAGTGATCGATCTTAATCGATCTTGAGGGCATCGAACAGTGCCGCATTTGGAGTTGCGGGATCTCTCAGGGCGATCTTATTTGCCTTTGCGAAGGCTGCAACAGCTCCGCTCGTTCCGATCCCCCAGATTCCATCGATGTTCCCCTTGTACAGCCCAGCTGCCTTCAATACCGTTTGGGCCGCAGTAATTGTTGTTTTATTCCACTGTGGGTTAAGCCTCACAGTTTTTGGGCCAAAAACAGGGGATATTCCGCTTCCTTTGAGGAACAGCTCGCCTTCTTCCTTGCGCCTGTTGTAGAGACCTGGGACAATCTCCTTCTTGCCGTTGATCGTGGCCTTGCACCAATCGAGAAGCCTCTCAGGAACACCTGCGAAGTTACCAGCATTGGTCTCACGGGCCACGCCGGAGTTCGAGTAAACTCCAACACCGCAGTTGAAACCGAACGAGACGAGTGCATCGAACATGTTTTGAGTGAGCTGAACCTTGATGTTCTTTTTGATCGAGTCCTCACACTTCTTCACCTCTTCACGGAGGAGATCGTAGGCCTTCTCCTTCGTGATCGACACGCCGTCAGGAAAGTTGTCGGTCGGCTTGATAAGATAACCGATTCCGATTGTGCGAAGACCAGCGACGTCCTTGTACGGTGTAAGCACACAACCTTCCCACTTTTCGATGAATTGAAGGCCATTTAATGAAGTTGTCAATTTATCATTCATGATCTTTAAGTATTAAAAAGAGTTGTTGTACATGCTCCTTCTGCATAGTAAATTGAATTTATTGATTGAAATTTGTCAATCAATTTTGTCTTTCAACCTGTCAACCAGTGTAAAGGTCAACTCAGAGTAGTTATACTGAGAGCACCAACATGGCTTCCGACAAAAAGATGTTAGCAGAGGCAGCTTCTGCTGCGATCAGGAGCAAAGACATTCGTACCTTCCTCCTAGGTGCAGTAGGCCTGCGTGCCGATGGTGTGTTTGTTTCCTCGAGAAACATTCCGGCGCCCGAGGCCACATTTGATCGAACTCATCACGCTGAGACTCGCCTCGCGAGGAAGCTGACTCCGGGGTCTACTGTTTGGGTGGCGCGAGTGGCGCGCAAGGACGGTTCCTGGGCGATGTCTAAACCATGCATGGGTTGTGAACGACGGCTTCGTATCGCAGGAGTGACTCGCATAGTTTACACTATTGGTCCGAATGAATGGGGAGTAATCTCATGCGAATCTTGATCCTTGATGATGAAGAAGTTCGACACACCGATCTTGCTGAGTTTTACTCTGGGCACGAGGTGGTCCACGTAGAGACTTACAACCATTTCATTCGTGAACTTGTGAGTGGTTCTCCGTGGAGCTTGATCCACCTTGACCACGACCTGGGTCCTGGTGATTCCTACCTGGATGGATGGGGTAACATGCAATTCTTCACGGGACAACATGCTGCGATTCGCGTGTGTGAGTTGCACGATGATCATCTACCAGCCGAGGTGATCGTCCACAGCGTCAATCCGTTGGGAGCGAACATCATGGTGACTGATTTGAAGTCTAGAAAGGTGAAAGTGACATGGCGTCCGTACACACAAATGAATCTGAAGAGGAAGCAAATGTGCAATATGAGAAGTTAGATGATAAAGTGAAGAAAGAACACATCTTTGTAGGTGTGCTCGGAGTTGCAGTGGTAGCAATATTGGTCTATACAGCAGTCAAAAACATCAACAACAAAAACAAGAGATACAAATGAAGAAGAACGTCAACAAGGCATACGTTAGAAACAATCAGATCAACGTCCCAGAAGTCAAGAACATGGACCTGCTTTCTTGCTTAAATGATGATGAGCTCGATCGTCTACATTCTCATCTTCAAGAAGAGCGAGAAAAGGTTTCTCGATTCACAGAAGACCTCACTCCATGGGAAGTTGAAATTTGCTATGCCCAGAGAGAGATGAGAATCAGGAATGCACGAAAGATTGCACATGACCGATACATTAAGATGAATCCAGATTTTTATGCAGACAACTCCTCCTTCGACTGAATTCAAAAGGACTGTAATGATTACAGATGAAAAAAGAAAAACTTCTATCAAGTCAAGCGCGATAGGAACATACCTCAATGAATTAAAGTCATATCCTCAACTCAAGCATCCTGAAGTCGTAAGCCTCTTTCAGACTTATGAAACAGGAGGACAAGCCGCCGAGAAGGCACGCAAGAAACTTATTGAGAGCAACCTTCGGCTCGTCATCTCAATCGCAAAGAAACAAAAGGGTCACAACATTCCACTTGAAGATCTCATTCAGGAAGGAAATCTTGGTCTCCTCAAAGCTATCGAGCGGTTCGACTACAAGAAGGGATTTCGATTCTCCACCTATGCCACATGGTGGATTAAACAGGCGATCAACCAGCATCTTCTAAAACACAAGAGAATGATTCGGCTTCCGGCTCATGTCGCAGGCATTCAAAGAAAGCTGCTTCAAGAAGCTGACAAGTTTCGAAAAATGACAGGAACTGAACCGACACAAGAAGATCTATTTGGGCTTGTAGACGCCTCCGAGACCATTGTGAAGGCGACGATGTCTACAAACAATATAATTGTTTCTCTCAATCAACAGATCTCTTCAGATCCTAATTCTGGAACCATAGGAGATAAGATTGAAGACCCGGAAGAGAATCACAATCCTTTCTACAGCGTCTCTTCTCGTGAACTGATGGGAATAGTAAGCCACGTCCTGTCTTCTCTCACTGAAAAAGAGTCTGCAATCTTAAAGCTGAGATTTGGTCTATTTGATGAGCTCGACACCGAAAGCTCTTCGAACGAATACAGTATCACTCACGAAGAAGAGCTTCATCTTAAAGAAGGAATTCCTTTAAGATGATCAGCTATGCGATTTTATTTTTGTCAATCGCAACACTGGGAATATCTGTTCTGAATTTTCAGAGAACTTCACATCTTCTTTTTAGGGTTGAATTCATTTTCAGAGAAACAAAGAAGCTAGCAGGTTCAGAATCCCAAGAGCCTGATTATCTTAATAAGCGTTTACATGAACTTCAGAGGATGCGTTTCTCTTTGATCAAGGGAACACGTCAAGAATAAAATGAGAAAGAACTATAAAAATTCTTATGCAACGGTGACCTTCGAAGAAGGAGTCAACTACAGAGAAATCGCCGACATGATGACGGAAATAGGCTATAAGATGAATCACTCGTCTGCCCGAAACTATGTGTTGAGAGTGATGAGGAAATTTGCAGAGGCTATAATTGACAATTGGCAACTTGAAGTCACAGAAGACAGGGTCGAAAAGATTTGCAAATCTCCTGAATTTCAAGCAGCAATCTGCGATTTAATCAAGAGAACCGAAAGCTGAGTAAACATGAGACTACAAAAGAAAAGCATCTCCAGCATTAATCTGACAGATCTTCTCAGAAAAAAGAAGACGAATCTAGAGAACTACATAAAAGAGAACGGGATAGTGACATATGAGCTTTTGTCGGCTCGATGTGGTTCTCTTGGGGTCATGCCTCCTTCTGAAAAAGACTTCTTAAGTGCAATGGGAAATCCTGTAACTCCTGAGATTTCATCGCCTACCGAGGGAATTGTGGTCATCAATCCTGAATTTAATCAAGAGGATGTTCAAGAAGAAGATCCCCAGCAGGTTATTCAAGATGACACTGCAGAGGTACACAGACAATCCAGAAAAAAGAAGAAGAATTCCGACCAGTAAACAAATGTAGTTTTATTTACACATATTGCTACAATGTGTTATAATTAATAGTCTCAATGAAAAAGTTCTTAATCTGTTTGTTGAGATTACAAAGGAGAAATGTTAGTAATGACTAATTTGGCTATCGCATTGATAACGGCGCTTCAAATGACAGTAACCGAAGTCAATCAGGATCGTCTCAGAGTTATCTCACAGGACATGATCTCAGTCGTTGAACAGGAATTCTTAAACAGCTCACTTAAGAGCGGAATGACAAAAGAAGAAGCACTTCACATCCTTGCAGCAGTTGCTGTAGGAGAATCAAATCTCAGAAGCGACATTGAAACATGCAAAGTCACTGGAGATAAAGGAAGATCTATTGGGCTTGGTCAGATCATGCGAGGACCAAACTGGAGAGGGATGACTAGGAAGCAGATTTGCAACGACAGGCAGGCACAACTAAGGTTGTCTCTTCATGTCATTGATATGTGCTGGGAAAAGACACCAAATGCAAATGCATCCCTTCGATGCTACACTTCAGGTAATTCGTACAAGGATTCTTATGCAGCACGTCATGAATTTGATCTCTACAGAAAGATCAGTAAAGTTGTTTCAAAAAATATTGTTGAACAGAAGATTAGGACGTGCTCAATTGCTCAGAATTACTCCAGAGACTACTCTAAGTTCAGTTATGAACTATGAAAGATCTGTAGTGTAAATTCAGAGAGCACTGTGTTATGTTTAATTCATGAAGTCAATCTCTATATTTATTTTTGGGACTCTATTTTCGACTCCTTTGTTTGCAGGAACTGCAAGCTGCAATTTCATTCAAGATCATGATGATAGAATGATGTGTATGGCAATTTCAACTCGAAATTCATCGTATTGCTCATTCATTCATGATTCAGACCTAAAGATCAGGTGCTTTGCACAACTTGGTAAGTGACATGCAAGACACAAAGAAGATCATCTCACGTCTTATCCTACAGAAGATACTCTCCTCCACGTCGGTGAAGTGGATGAAGAGTTCTCACTTCGAGACGATCTCAAAGTCCTTCCTCTCTCAAGAACCGGAGCGCGAGACGTACATCCAGTACATCCTGAAGAAAACGGGCGTGCCCGAGAATTCGTACGGGAACGACATCGTGACCCTGTCACTGAAGTGGATCGACTCAGACGGAGAGATCCTCGATCCTGAGGGAAACGTGTGGAAGTCCACCCAGTTGAAGATCTCTCCCTCCATCTCCTCCACCTACGGCGACAAGGAGGAGAATTTCGTCCCGCGAGTCGAGTGCATGTCGGAGGTACGAGTGCTCATCGGAGAGATTCGCGAGATGATCTCAGGACCCATTCGCATGATGATCCTCGACAACGAGGGGAGAATCGCGCGCGACACGAAGCGTAAGTACGATGCCATGTGCGACAAGATCGCCTCAAGGCTGAAGTACGAGAACAGAGATTTGAGGCACAACCTCCGCGTCGGAGGTCGAGGCCGTGGCGCATCACGCGACGCCTTCGCTGGGATCGAGGTGGGAAACTACGCGGTGGTCGTGAACGACGGTTCCCACAGGACGCCGCGATACAAGAAATATTCCGTCGTGATCCCGGAGAATCCCGCTTATCTCGTGGTGATCAAGCGGGTAGAGTAGTGCAAAGTTCACCTTCCCTGTGATAGAGTTGAAGCATGGAATCAGTTCTCGACATCCTCGAAGCCCTGGAATCTGACAACTCCCGCCTCTTCAAGGAGGATACCCTCCGTAAGTACCGGGGTAACGAGTTACTCAAGAGTGTTTTCGTGGCCGTGGGTGATCCCTACATGAATTTCTTCGTAAACAAGTTCAAGGCGCCGAAGCCTGTTGCGATCGCGAGTGAAGCCGATGACGATGTTCTTGTGTCTTTCCTTGACATGCTTCAAGGCAGTCTCGCTACACGCAACATCACAGGTAATGCCGCCAAACGTGCTGTGGAGCAGTTCTTTGTCTCCTTGGACTCTCGTCAGTCCAAGTGGTGTACTCGTATCCTCCTCCGCAATCTTCGTGTTGGAGTAAGCGAAAGTATTGTGGAGAAGACGTGGCCCGGAGCGATCTCCAAGTTCTCCGTTCAGCTCGCAGAATCTCTCGAGTCCCGCCATGAATCTAGCAAGGGTATTGTGATTGCTGAAACCATCGAATATCCAGTTAGGGTTGAACCTAAACTGGACGGGCTGCGTTGCGTTGCGATCAAGCGCAACGGTGCAGTTACTATGTTCACTCGCAGTGGTTCTCCCATCGAAACTCTTCCTACGATCAAGGCAGCCCTCGAGGCCGCACCGTGGGATGGCTTCGTGCTTGATGCGGAATGCATGGGTCGAGATTGGAATGAATCAGCATCTGTCGTGATGTCCCACAAGACAGCTAAGGATGATTCCGGAATGATCCTCAACGTATTCGATGCGATGGTATTCGATGATTGGCGCGATCAGGCGAACGATTCGCCTCTCGAGGATCGCATCGCTCTCGTACAGGAGCTCGTGGCTCAGGTTGCCTCTGAACATGTGGTTCAGGTTGGGGGCATCACCGCGGCGGATCAGGATGCCCTCCTCAAAGCCTACGGCAAGGCCATTGAGAACGGTTTCGAGGGCATCATGGTGAAGAAACTCTCCTCCCCCTACATCTTTAAACGCTCCGATTCGGTGATGAAGTTAAAGCCGGTGGCGACCTACGAGGGTGTTATCGTGGGCCACTACGAGGGCAACCGTGGTTCCAAGCGCGAGGGCCTGTGGGGTGGTTTCCTCGTGGTGATGCCCAACGGCGTGGTCACGAAGGTGGGCGGTGGTTACAACGACAAGATCCGTGCAGAGATCTCCATCGATCCTGACGGATGGATCGGTAAGATCATCGAGGTGGAGGGCCAACCCGATCCTCTCACTCACAACGGATTAACGAGCGATGGCAAGATTCGCTTTCCTGTCTTCATCCGTGAACGTGATCCTCGTGATGTGGATCCCAAAGTGATCGCGGCAGGGGAGGCGTACCGTGCCAACTGAGGAAGAACTCAAGGATTCTGCGCACCTCCACAGGTTGCTCATGAAACCTGAGAACGAACCTGCGAGGCGGGCGTACGCCAAGGTGTACAGGGCGATGATGGCGTGCTCCTCCGCGCTCGATCGGATCCGGAGGAGGGACGTGTGCGGTTCCCTCCAGGAAGAGGTGGACGAGATGCGCAGGATGGCGTATGATGCGATGAGACAAGCGTTTCCGGAGGAGTGATGTTCAAGAATTTTCTTGTGTTCTCTACGTTCCTGTGCCTCGGTGGTGTCGTGACCGCATCGGAACCGATACCGCAAGAGGTCGAGTATCAAGCACTCAAGGCGAGGGCCTGCCCGGGCGATATGGTCCGAGTGAGAGGAATGGCGCTGCCCGCGGGGTCCGATATTGTCGAAGTTCTCCAGGATTCCACGTGTGATGATTGGATCTCCACTCAGTTTCCCGCCAGGTGCGCCAGATTTAATCGAGAGAAATGGACCAAGGTTACTGACGGTCTAAAAAACAAACGCCACCAGATGGAATTCTGCATGGACACGTACGAGTGGCCCAACATGCCGGGCGTGGATCCCCGTGTGTTCATCGATTGGTACTCGGCGAAGAGGACGTGCGAGACCGCGGGCAAGCGACTCTGCACCGAGGAGGAGTGGACCTTCGCCTGTGAAGGTGAGGAGGGGCTTCCGTATCCATACGGTTACGATCGCGACTCGAGCGCCTGTAACATCGATCACAAGTGGATCGCTCCTGATGTCGACGCGCTTCAGAATCCTGCGAAGCGAGGCGAGGAACTCCTCAGGCTCTGGCAGGGGGTTCCCAGTGGATCCATGGAGAAGTGTGTGAGCCCGTTCGGGGTGCACGACATGACCGGAAACGTGGACGAGTGGACGAGTTCCACACGGAAGTCTGGGTACAGGTCGATCCTGAAGGGTGGGTACTGGTCAGTCGTCCGGAACCGGTGCCGGCCCACCACGAGGATACATTTCGAGGGGTACAGTAACTACCAGCAAGGTTTCCGGTGTTGCACGGATGGTAGGTAGGTCGAATTCTCCCGAATATTCTGGTGACGTCCCAGTGGGCCTCGCGTGGGGAGCATCATCGTTGATCTTTTTCGTGTGTGTAGTGCAAAGTGGAAGAGAGAAGGGATAAACTAAGATCATGTTCGCCAACTGTGAAACCGATTTCAACCTCGACCGGCACCTCATCTCCTTCCTGCAGGACAATCCGTTCTTCGCGGAGTTGAGCCGGCACATCCAGAAGACGCCCACTCGGTCGATGCCCACCGCGGCGGTGGCGTTCAACGAGAAAACGGACGAGCTCGTCCTCTACTGGAACCCTGAGTTCTTCTCGAAACTGTCGCAGTGGGAGGTCCGAGGCGTCCTCACCCACGAGTACTACCACCTCGTCTTCGGGCACCTCTACGGTCGCCGACGAACTCCTCCGCAACTGTGGAACATTGCGACCGATCTCGCCATTAACTCTGTCATTATGGATTCGTCAAAGAATGGAACAGGTGGTCGTCTACAAGGGGACAGACCTCTTCCTACATTCGCACTTGTTCCTGGTGCTCGACCGAAGCATCCTGACGGTCGTGAATATACGAAAGATGAAGAGCAGGCGCAGAAGCTCGCTAATGTTATCGAGAAGCTGCCTACCATGAAGGCCTCTGAGTGGTACTTCGAGAAGATCAAGGAGGAATCCGACAAGGACAAGGCGTCGGGCGGAGAGGGCTTCGACTTCGACGGCGGGGGAGAACCCGGGATCGGTTCGATGGACGAGCACGGTTCGTGGTCGGAGGTTCCCGATGAGATCAAGGAGTACGTGGAGGGCAAGGTCAAGTCGATCGTTGAGAAGGCGGCGAAGCACGCTGACTCGCAGGCGAACGGTTGGGGAAACATTCCTTCAGAGCTCGTCGACGCGATCCGCAAGTCGGTGTCCAGTGTCGTGAACTGGCGAAACGTTCTCCGTCAGTTCGTGGGCACGATCACTCGTGGCGGACGTTCCACTTCGATCAAGCGCATCAATCCTCGCTATCCCTACATCCATCCGGGCGTGAAGCGCGGTTACCAGGCGAAACTCCTCATCGCGATCGACCAGTCGGGCTCCGTGTCCAACGAGATGCTCGGTGAGTTCTTTGCCGAACTTGGCTCGCTCACGAAGAAGGTCACGATCGACATCCTGCCCTTCGACACCGAGGCGTACGAGAAGGACCTCTACACGTGGCGCCGCGGCGCCAATCTTCCCGCGAAGCGCGTCCGAGGAGGAGGCACCGATTTCAACGCTCCCACCGTTTTCGCCAACAATCCGAAGAATCGTGGTCGGTGGGACGGCATGCTCATCATGACTGATGGTGAGTGCAGCGCACCTGGTCCCTCCCGGATCAAGCGCGGGTACGTGATCGGAAAGGGCCACACCCTTCTCTTCGCCACGAGCGAGATCGTGATCAAGATGGACGAGGCCGCGGCATCAGAGGGGGCGTGGCGATGATCCAACGACCCCTCACGCTCAATCCTCAGGTCTCGCAATCTCCCGTTGTGATGATCGCCGTTCCCACGGGAGGCGATATCCACACTGACACCGTCAAGTCCCTCCTCACCCTCCAGAACGACCTGCTCCGAAGGGGCATGAGGCACCACTTCAATTTCTCCAAGAGTTCCTTCCTTCCCCACGGACGGGCACAGGTGTGTGGTGCCTCTCTCGACCGGGGTAAGTTCCAACAACCCTTCGGCACGGAGGAGATCACCCACATCTTCATGGTGGACAGCGACATCGTGTTCACCCCCGAGGACTTCTGGCGATTGTGGGCCCACGACGTTCCCGTGGTGGCGGGTGCCTACTGTTACTCCACCGAGGCGCTGACCCGCGAGGAGGACAAGAGAATTGTGGCAGGCGCCTGGGACGTGGAGTTCTTCAAGGCGCATTACACGTTCCCAGCGTACACCCTCGGTCAGGCCCGAGGCCTCGCCAATCCCCTCCTCGAGGTTGACTGGTTGGGCCTCGGATTCGCTCTGGTGAGGACAGAAGTGTTCGCTAAAATTGAGTACCCGTGGTTCAATTCAGAATTAATCGTAATTGACGACCTTCAGGACACCACTTCTGAGGACGTGGGCTGGTGTCGAAAAGTGAAACGAGCAGGATACAAGATCCTGCTCGATCCCACTGTGAAGGTGGGCCACCTCAAGGGTGTGGCAATTTAGACGGTGTATGTGACAGAGAAGATGACCTCTTCAGTGCCTTGATCTGCATAATTAGCCAAATCTTGGTTGGCAGTACCTGATGCAAATCTATCAATATATATTTGGTCACCATCAATATAAGCTGTGATTGGACTACTGAGAGTGGATTTAAATCCGGTTATAGATACTGATGCCGCAGACTTTAATGCTGGTGCCGGTGCTGAACTTCCATTAAGGTCTATTGAGAGACGTCCGCTTACAGTCGGCTTTGTACCACTAACTTTTAGATGTCCATGAAGATGAACAGTTCTTCCGTTTCTTGTCATTCTTACCGTCTTAAAGCTGTTATCTAATGTTATTGCGCCGCCGACGCTTGCATATAGTCTTACATTAAAACTATCTTCATAGTAGCAGTCCAATATTTGCGTGTCACCATTTGACGGGCTCGACGGAAGTCTCACGCCGTATCCCGAAGTATCCACCTTTATATTTCCAGAATTGACATGAAGTTTTTCGGAAGGGTTGGTTATGCCGATGCCGACGTTGCCGCTTCCGCTGACGAAGAGGAGTGAGGTTCCCGCAGAGTTCTGCACGTCGAACGTTCCTGCTCCGCCCGTCGGTGATACGACACCCTCTTTGACAACCATGGTTGGTGTGGTGGCCGTGGAAGATCCTGAAACGTGGAACCTCGCCGTGTAGATTGATGTTCCGATTCCTATGTTTCCTGAAGAATCAACGGTCAGCGAAGACGTCAGTGAACCGATGGTGCCGTAGTACAAGTCGAGTTTGTCTGTGGACCTGTTGAACTCTAGCGTCCTGCATGCAGTGCCTGAATTTTTTGATCCGAAGTAGAGAGTCGACAATGCACTTGCCACGCCTAAACCCACTCTGTCGGGCCCGCCGTTGTGGACAGAGAGCGCTTCATTCGGTGTTATGGTTCCGATTCCGACGTTACCGCTTCCGCTGACGAAGAGGAGTGAGGTTCCTGCGGAGTTCTGGACGACTAACGTTCCAGCTCCACCCGTCGGTGATACCACACCCTCTTTGACAACCATGGTTGGTGTGGTTGCCGTTGAAGAACCAGAGACAAAGAGACGAGCGGTGAAGGAGGTTGTTCCAATTCCAACGTTTGCGGCGGAATTAAGCCTCATCACCTCGGTCGTTCCATTTGCTAACTGGAATAGCTGTATCTGGCCCTTGTAAGTGTTGACAGAAGTTAGTCCAACTTGTCCGCCTATTATTAGAGCCGAAGCTGCGTTGCCCGTGAGGCTGCTTGAAACGTAGAGGTTCGCGACTGAAGGATTGTTCGTGTTAATTCCAACTCCGCCGCTGCCGCTGACGAAGAGGAGAGAGGTTCCCGCGGAGTTCTGAACGTCGAGGACACCTACGCCTGATACAGAATTTACTCCTTCTTTAACAATCATTGTCGGTGTTGTCGTCGAGGGAGATCCTGACACAAAGAGTCGTGCACTATAGGTAGATGTTCCTATTCCGACGTTTCCGGTCGTGTCGACACGCATCCTCTCTACGTCGGCAGTGAGAAGAGCAAAAGGGTGGCCTGTTGAAGTTCCACTGTATGCAATACTGTTGAGACAATAACCGACTCTTTGTGAGGTTGTTCCATCTGTCGCTTCAATTTGAACACCTGAAAGACTTGAAACGTGAAGAATAGCACTGGGTGTGGTCGTTCCAATTCCGACGTTTCCTCCTACCGGATTCAACAAAAGAGGATAAGAAGCACCAGAGCCATTACCACCGGCGCCTTGATAGTCTTTTGTCTGCAACCAGAAACCAAACGGCGTTGTGGCGTACCCGCCTGCAATGAGTCTGACAGTAGAATTTGTGGTGAGTGCTGTTATTCCCGATTCTGCAGTGAGAGATGGAACGTCTGAAATACCTTTGACTTCGAGGGTCGCCTTCGGGCTTGACGATCCAATTCCGACCTTTCCGCTGCCGCTGACGAAGAGGAGTGACGTTCCTGCGGAGTTCTGTACGTCGAGAACCGGGAGGCTTGAACCATTTTCAATCCCGTGTTTGACTAAAAATGTCGTGTCAGCTCCTGTTCCCGAACCTGAGACAAAAATCCTCGAAGTCGCCGGGTTAGTCATGCCGATTCCGACGTTTCCTGAAGAATCAACGGTCAGAGCTGACATCATCGAAGATCCGTTGACGCCGTAGTACAAGTCGAGTTTGCCTGTGGTCCTGCTAAACGCTAGCGTCCTGTACGCTTCAGGGGAAACACCGCCGACGGTTGATCCGAGGTAGAGCGTCGAAACCGCGCCAGATACGCCGAGGCCCACTCTGTCGTGCCCGCCGTTGTGGACAGAGAGCTTTTCGCTTGGAGATACAGTTCCAACGCCGACGTTTGTCCCGTCGTCGTACATCACAGAAGTCCCGACGTGATTGGAACCCGCCCACTTGGTGACGTAGTTGGTAGTTCCGCTGCCGGAGACGAGGGTCGTCTCTAAATTGAGTTTTCCTGCCTTCCACGTGTCGGTCGACGTGTCCCAGACGAGAGAGCCCGTCGTGAGCGCCATGTTATCGGCGACGTAGATTCCTCCTGTCGACTGCGGCGAAGGTGCAGCGTTGACCAGAATTGCGTTATCCTTGATGTTGAGGATGTCAGTGTTGATGATTGTCTGCGTGCCGGCAACTGTGAGGTTTCCGCTGATGGACACGTCTCCATTCACAGAAAGCTTGTTTCCGTTTGTCACAGACGTTCCGATTCCAATGTTGCCTTCTGCGGTCATGCGCAATCCAGATATTCCGGTTGCCCAGGGGGCGATTACAAAATTTCCCGTATCTTTTGATCCACCATCAAAAATGATTCCACTGTCTCCCTCTTGGACGATGGAATTATTGGCTCCGACAGTCATTGCCGGTCTTATCCGAATATTGCTTGTCACTGCTCCGCCGAATACACGAAGACCGTTGGTGCCATTGGCACTTTCCGTGTAAACGTTGAGTCGACTGTCTGTTATTAACCTGTTTGTTCCGACACCAATATTGCCGCTGCCGCTGACCACGAGAAGAGAGGTTCCTATGTTGCTCTGAACGTCGAGGACAGGACCTGTTGGTGAGGTAACTCCTGCTTTAATAAGCGTAGTGGCTGCCGATGCCGTTGAAGAACCTGATACTTGAAGGCGGGCAGCAGGCGATGTTGTGCTTCCAATTCCGACGTTGCCGCTGTTGTCGATATAAACCCTGTACACTTCAGCTGATTCATCAGCTATTACAAATGCTTGCCCGTTATCTTGACCGATTGACCATGTGCGTTCCGGCTTGTAGAGATATATTCTGTTCCAATTACCATTATCATTGTCGATTTGGAATGCATCGCTTGAACTTCCTGATACATGCAGTTTCTTCGTCGGATTAGTCTTTCCTATTCCCACACTGCCGGTAGTATAAATCACACCGCTCACATCTGAAGTAAAGTAAACAGGGCTTACTGCTGAAATCTCTGTTAAAGTTTTTCCGCTTGTGTTGTTAAGATCGAAGAACTTCATGTCATTGCTGTTCTTCTCTATCCTTGTTCCTGAGGACCCAAACTGAATGTCATTTGCCGTAACAAAGATCGACCCAGTTCCTACAGACAAAGATCCGCTGATTCTTACATCACCACCAAAGACGACTTTGTCTGCACCCGTATTGTTGTCGGTACGAGAACCGCTTATCCACATGAAAACGTCTGAGCCAACAGCGTTATTTCCGGAGCTGGACGATATCCATAGAACCTCTGCTCCATTTGACTTTTGAGCACTTAGTATCGGGGAAGGAACACCAGCCTTGATGGCGAATACGACGTCAGTTGAAGTCGAGGATCCTGTGACGAGCAGACGCGTTGTGTTCGCAGTTAATCCCGGTAGTTCTCCACCGAGGATGGCATTTCCGTTGTTGTCAATAAAAAACCTCTTTGATGTTCCGTCTCCGCCGAAGAAAGTGTGCTGACGCGACGTGTAAGTGTTGGAAGCAAATCCAAGAATATTAGGCTGGCCTATTGAGATGCCGTGGGAAGATCCTCCGTAAGATGAAGACACGTGGAGCTTTGCGTCTGGGCTGTTTGTTCCGATTCCTATCCTTCCGCCGACTGATCCGAGAGTTCCTGTCACAAATAGGACAGAAGTTCCCGAAAAATTCTGAACATCAAAAAGGCTTGAATAACCTCCTTTTATCACGGCTGTAGGAATGACTGAAGGAGAGCCAGTGACATAGAGACGACCAGAAAAAGAAGTTGTTCCAATTCCTATTCCCGTACTGTTGTCATAGATGATGCTGTTACCAATAGTATTTGAGGCAGTAAATTTGGAAACATAATTTGTTGTTCCGCTTCCATTGACTCCACCACCTCCACCACCCGACAATTCAGTCCAGACAAGAGATGTTGAGCCTACAGTTATAATGCCCGTGGTGGACATTATGAAAATTTTACCAGAGTTTAGAGAACCTTCTTCTACGTACGTGGTTGCTCCACAGCTTATTGTGTCTTGGCGGGCATCAGAAGATCTAGTTAGAGAATAGTTTGCACCTGAAACTTCGTAGTAATAGATTCCATTATCCGATCCAGAGCCTTGATCTTTTAAGAGAACTCTGTCTTCGTCTGCAAGTGTTATGCCATCAACAACAAGGGGTACGGAACCTGCAAGAGCAACACTGGAAGTTGAAGCGGCCTTCACTGACTTCTTCCAGTCTAGTGTTTCATCAACTATAATCTCTAATAGTTCAGTTTTTGGCTGCACCCTATAGTAAGAGTAGGTCTTCCTGTATCTTTGAGAATCTCTAGACATTTTGTTTTTCTTTCGTCTTTAATTACACTGAAGTTATTTTGTATACACTTGCTGCGTACTGTTATAAATAAGATGCGCGGATGGAAATTTTCCGCATAGGAGAAAAAAGATTATGAAGTTATTTACAGGTTTATTCTTGCTCGTTGCAGCTTTTGCCCTTGTTGGATGCGAGAAGAGGGTTGAAGCTCCTGCTGTGGTCGATGCAGCAGCTGTAGATGCAGTCGATGCAGGTGCCGCTGCCCCTGCTTGCTGTGAAGTTGATGCAACAGCCGCCGTTGCTCCTCTCACAGTCACTGCAACTGTTTCAACAGAAGTTGTCAACACAGCTGCGGCGCCTGTTAACTCGCCTTCGACGACGACAAAGAAGTGAAGCACAGGCCTGGCAGTTTGAGGGAACACCTTTTGGAAGAGTGGATTCGATGTCCACCCAGGCCTCCAGATGACAGACAGAAAAATAATTGATTCTTTCACATTGGCAACAGGATATGCTTTTCTGTCCAATTTCTATCCTTCCACCATTTGGATCGAGGGGAAGAGTTACCCCACCGTGGAGCATGCGTATCAGTCCTACAAGACATTAAGTGAGGATTCTCGAGAATTGATCCGAAAATCCAAAGATCCTGCAGTCGCCAAGAAGCTTGGCAAAGGAGTGGAAATGAGGCCTGATTGGGACGAAGTGAAGGAAGGACTGATGCGTAGCTTCATCCTAGCGAAGTTTGAGTCTCCTTTTCTTGCTGATCTCTTGTTGAAGACCGGAGATGCAGAATTGGTTTACGGTAATTCCTGGAACGATCGAGTTTGGGGGGTGTGCAGAGGTTCCGGGCAGAACATCCTCGGTAAGATTTTAATGGAGGTACGTCAGGAGCTAAAGAATTCATCAAGTTGATCGTGCATCTTCTTCGCATCTTCATACCCTTCCTTGAGCAGTACCTGAATGTATGGTTGAAAAATGAGCAGGAAAGACAAAGACGACAACCAGCTCGCTGGTAAGAGACCCCAGGCGATGTCTTCCTGCACTGTTCTTGCAAGGGCGTCGAGTGAATTGGATGGTCTGGCCATGAGAAGATTAATTCTCCTGTACTTTCCGTAGTAGTCCGCGCCCATGGAGTCGAGGAAGTCATTGATTGTGTTTGCCTTCGCGATGTCTTGAGCGATGTGGTTGACTGTGAGCGACTCGAACATCCTCGAGGCCTGTGTGAGGATTGTTGGTTCGCTCGTCCACTCTTGTTTTGTCTCGGGTTCTGGGAGCGTCAGGACGAGTATCTTCACCTCTGGATCCTTGGAAGTCTTTATTTCCCTGTTGTTGTACATTGACATAATTGCCGGAAGGATCGGAGTGTTGTTGCATAGACCACCGTCAATGTGCCAACCTTCGTTGAGTTGCACAGACCTGAAGGCCACTGGTATTGCACCGGATGCTGTTGCATGTTCTGATCCCAGCTCCTTCTTCACAACCTTCCAATTGGCAGATTCGTAATTTCTTTCTGTTTTGGAGTCTACCCAGATGTAGGCCTTCTTCTCTGTCAGCTCTGTGGTCGTGAGGATGTTGGTTTCCACGACACCCGTGTCGATGTTCCGTCTATAACTCTCTACGTCCAAAGTGTTCTTCAAGAACTCCATGAGAGGTGAATTGTCCATAAGCGAGTAGAATTTGAACGAAAAGATGTCGCTCCACGGCACCTTGGCGACCTTTCCAAAAGTAACTTTATTCCAAGGTTCTATAATCTTCTCGGGCAATTTGTCAGACCCAGCTGCAGAGACATATGAGATTCCATTAAGTGCCCCTGCGGAAGAACCGCACACTGTAGTAAATTTATGCCCCCAGACTTCCGCAACATATTTTAAGAATCCTGCTTCCCAGGCTCCTTTAACACCTCCGCCCGAAAGAACTAATGCAAACTTCTTGTTAACTTTCATGGTGACGTTCCTCATTCTTGTGATTACTTATAGGAGTAGAAAATTCGAGGAACCATTACAAGTCACCGAGAAAATTTTACCATCTTTTCACGAATTTAAAATTAGAAATCGGGAGGCCGCCATGGCGAATGGAATGAAGCAAGTGATACTTGTGCGTAATGACCTGAAGATGAAGAAATCTCAGGTGGCCTCACTGGTGGCGAAGGCATCTACAGAGTTTTTTCTCGTAAATGATGAATCTGAGAGGGGTGACGAGCTGTCCGTAAAACTCACACCCGAAGAAACAGATTGGATCAACAGTGGGTCTATTCGCGTGGTCTTGGGCGTCAATTCAGAGGATTCTTTAAGAACTCTTGCATTGCGAGCCGAAATGGCAGGCCTCCAGTGTTATCCCGTTCAAGGAAAGATATTTGAGGATTCTAATGAAGACGGAACATCAGAAACACTCTGCGTGGCGATCGGCCCCGATGTTTCGTCTAAGATCGACCAAATAACTGGTAACTTAAAGTTGTTGTAAAGTTGCTCCCGTGTGTGTTATCATATAGACATCAAGGCCGCTCTGGTGGAACTGGCATACACTTCGGATTCAAATCCCGACGCCGAAAGGCATGTGGGTTCAACTCCCACGGGCGGCACTGATATTCAACGGAACGGTAAATCAATTGGTTCAGATTAGTCGCCTCATAAGCGAAAATGTGTGGGTTCGAGTCCCACCCGTTCCACAATCTCTCAATTAGGGTAAATATGATCAAGTTCATCGGGGATCTTCCACGAAAGTGCACGGTTGCCTTCTCAGGTGGCATCGACTCCGTGGTGATCTCCGATTTTCTCATGAACGGGAAACGTGACGTGACCCTCGCCTTCTTCCACCACGGAACGATCAACTCCCAACGTGCAGAGGAGTTCGTTCAACGTTTCGCAGAAGAACGTAAGGTGCCTCTCAGGATCGGGAGGATCAATTCCCAGAAATCCCGCGACCTTTCCCCCGAGGAATTTTGGAGGAACGAACGGTACGCCTTCCTCGATTCTCTGGGAGGCCCTGTTGTGACGGGACACCACTTGGGGGACGCGATCGAGACGTGGATCTTCACCTCCCTCCACGGAGAATCGAAGTTGATCCCGTACTCCCGCGGCGCCGTGATTCGTCCCTTCCTCGTCACTCACAAGGAGGAGATCCGCGAGTGGGCGGCCCGGAGGGGACTTTCCTGGATCGAGGACGAGTCCAACAGCGATCCCAAGTACATGCGCAACCTCATTCGGATGGCGATCGTGCCCGAGGCGCTGAAGGTGAATCCAGGCCTGGGCAAGGTGATCCGAAAGAAATACGAACTCCTCAGTTTCTAACATTCTTCGCATTTCAATGTAGAATACTTACATTGAGGAAACGTGAAGAAAGTCAGGCTCAACTTGAAACGTGGTGTGAAGAAGCCGTGGTCATTCACGATCTATGACTCGGCAGAGTCTGCATTCTACCTGAAGGATGAACCTCCTTATCCTGATGGATTTGAAGAGGAGTATCGAAAAATTGTCTCAATCGGCCCCGGAGATATTCTCGAGGTTGAATGGTTGGGATCTGAATGGGTCTTCTTGGACGAAGGAGAAGATTTTCTGTTCAAATCGTTAACACCCCCTTCTCCATATGACAAGTATGACAAGGTCCGCATTGGAAAGATCACTCCTTTGAAAGGAACAGAAGAGAAAATGGGATATCTTGAAGTATACTCTGGGTGGTGCTTCGGTGGAACGGTTCCTTGGTCTTCAAAAACATCTAACCAGGTTGGTCTGAAAATAATAGAAGTAAAAGGATCGGTTGTGTCTAAGTTTGATTTCCCAAAGTTGTTCTCAGACCCATCGATGGGTCTGATGCAACAAGAAGAAGAGCAGCCTCTTTCGGGCATCTTAAACTAAATGCAAATGAGGCCTGATCTGGGTCTCACTTTTTATGCATCTAAGGAATGTCTGCTGTAGGTTCCGGTGAAGGAGGAGCAGGAACTTCCCAATAGTTTCTCTCTTCAATCGAATCTATCGTCACATTGAGCTGAGAAGACAACCAGTCATAAATGTAGGAGTCGTCTTGGCCCCAAGCCAAGTAATCGTCACCCGACAATTGGTTGCTACCTGATTCATAATCACGGCGGTCTGATGCTTGGTCACCCATGAGAGACCACTCTACAGTTGCACGATTTCCAAGCTGGACCGATATGTTTCGGACAATGAGACATTTGGCTGCCCCTGTCCTGTATGTTACTGATTGAATCTTTGCGTACATATTTGTTGTGACCTTTCGTTATGTTACTTATTGCTAAACTGTGTGAGGATATTTGAAATTTGATCCTTAAGCAACTGTATCTCTGTCTTTGTCTGAGCATTTTCTGCCCTAAGGGAGTCGATTTCCAATTTAAGTTCCTTGATTCCATTCGTGAGGAGCGCAACCATTGAGTCGTATCTGATTGATTTAGGTGTTCCGTCGCTCTCTCTCAGGAGATACTCCTCGAGCGGTATATCAGCGAAGTCTTCAGCGATGAAACCTGCACAGAGAACTTCTTCGTTCTTGAAGTTAAAAGTAACGGGATTCAAAAGCATGATCTTGTCCAGCCCAGAAGCGTAATGTGCGATATTATCTTTCACTCTTCTCGTAGAGCTGGATTCTCTGACAAGTCCCGTAGTAGTTTCGATGACTAGTGCTGTGCCTGTGCCTGCGGCAGGTCTTCCAGTGGCATTACCTCCATAATAGAAGGATGTCCATGCATGAAGTTTGCCACTTGGGTTTGTTGTTCCTACTCCAACATTTCCTCCTATTGGATTAAGCAATAGCGGATAAGATGATCCGCCCCCACCACCACCACCCTGGTTGTCTTTCGTCTGCAACCAGAAACCATAGGGTGAAGCTACGTAGCCTCCCATAATTAGTCTGACAGTAGAGTTTGTGGTAAAAGCAGTTATTCCTGAATTTGCTGAGAGAGACGGAGCGTCTGATGAACCATTGACTTCGAATCTAGCTGCAGGATTTGTACTTCCGATACCGACGTTACCGCTTCCGCTGACGAAGAGGAGAGAGGTTCCTGCAGAGTTCTGAACGTCGAACGTTCCAGCTCCGCCCGTCGGTGATACGACACCCTCTTTGACAATCATCGTGGGGGTTGAGGCCGTGGAAGAGCCGGAGACGAATAGACGACCTGTGAATGAGCTTGTTCCAATTGCGACATTTCCAGAACTGTTCACCACGAATCTGTTACCGGCGCCCCCGACTCCAATCTGAAAGAGGTTGTATGCTTGAGAAGCATGACCCGTTATCGAGAAAGGAACACGATCACCAGAAAAAGCACTTGTATCTACATCAAGAACTGTACCTCCGGTACCAAGAGCCGTTGTTTTGACAAGGTTGCTGGATAATCCTACTGTTCCATTAACCGTAAGCTGAAACTGAGGAGCTGTATTTCCAATTCCTACACGAGCATTGGTGTTGTCCCACCAAAAGCTGTTTGACCCACTGACGACTCCTCCCGTTCCTGCGACGACGACTTGACCTGCAGAAACATTGCTACCTGTGAGAGAACCGCTCACGCTAGTGGCGTAAATGTTGGACCAACGTTTGGTGGAGGATCCGAGGCTTCTTGTATTGTCTGCGTCTGGATTTGCTGAACCGGAGAAGACGGAGTTTCCGTTGACAACGAGCTTGGAATCGAGAAGCGTGGTTCCGATTCCGACGTTTCCGCTCGTGTCAATTCTCAATTTCTCTGAGTTGTTCGTGTAGAGTGTCCAGAAGAAATTCGTAGTACTGAAAAGTTTCACTTCTCCCGTAGAAGTGTTAGTTGTCCACGATGAGGCCGATCCTCCACCGTTTGCAGCGAATCTTATGCCAATCGACTTGTTTGCTAGAGATTCTCTTAGGGAGAGAAATTTTGTGTCAGCGAGAAGCACTTCGTAAGAAGTTAGGCCGTCTGTGCTGTTAGTTGCTGACGTACCGAGTCCAACAAAACCGCTTCCGCTGACGAAGAGGAGAGAGGTTCCTGCGGAGTTCTGGACGTCGAGGACGGGGAGGTTAGATCCGTCGGCGACGTTGTGTTTGACGAGGAGTGTCGTGTCGCTTCCCGTTGACGTTCCCTGAACCTGCAGTCTCGCAGTGGAGGATCCCGTCGTTCCGATGCCGACTTTTCCTGCACTTGCAATTCTCATCACTTCAGCAGGAGAAGAACCTCCTGCTTGAGAAGCATTTGCATAGAATCGAATTCCGGTCGAAGAGTACCAGACTCCTGCAGCATTTCCTGTGCTATCGTGTTGAACGGAGTTAAAAGGGGATGCATCTCCCTTGATGTTGTATCCACCTGCCCATCCTCCTCCGCCGTCTATGAATGCTACACGAGAGAATGAGTTATTGAGTCTAAGTTCTGCATTGTTGCTTGTAGAAGTTATGTTAACAACGCTGCTAGATTCGGTCAAGGCCGAGTTTCCCACCGTAGAAGTTCCTGTGAACTTTGCGATGCGTGCCGATGTACCGGTAACTGTTGGAGCTCCACTTAAATCAGAATATTGAAGTTGTGCCGGTACAAATCGTGTGTTATCTCCTCTTAGAACATATCCTGCTGTGTTTGTTGCACTGATGATACCGTATGTGTTGTCAAATCTTAGGTCGCCACTAACAACATGTAGCTTAGACAAAGGACTGTTTGTTCCGACACCGACGTTTCCGCTACCGCTAACAAAAAGGATGCTCGTTCCTGCAGAGTTCTGAACATCGAGAACACCAACGCCTCCTATAGGTTCTGCGACACCTGCCTTGATTATGGCAACGGAGTCGGCAAGTGTCGCAGAACCGGATACAAAGAATTTGGAAGCAGGAGGATTTGTCGTTCCTATTCCGACAGTTCCGCCGCCTGTGTTGAAAACTGTGTTATTACCAAGATCATTTATCCTGAGTGTGCCGTTGTAGGATTGTATCGTCCCAACGCCGCCTGTTCCTGTGGAATCGATAACGATGCTTTGTGTACCAGAACCAACTGAGAGCTTTCCTATCGGAGACCCGGTTCCAATTCCTACTCTTCTGTTCGTATTGTCCCAGATGAAATCGTCGCTGCCGCTAATAACACCACCCGTTCCGCCGAGGAGCACCTGGCCTGCAGAAACATTGCTACCTGTGAGAGAGCCAGAGATATTGGCCGCATACACGTTTCTCCACCTCTTTGCGGGAGAACCAAGATCTCTTGTTGCATCAGAATCTGGGTTTACTGAGCCTGAGAAAACGGAGTTACCGTTCACAACCAGCTTTGAATCGAGAAGAGCAGTTCCGATGCCCACATTTGTGCCATCATCGTATACAATGCTGTTTCCTAATGCGTTGCCGCTTGTGAACTTCGACAGGTAGTTCGTTGTTCCGCTTCCGGTAAGCACATTATTTGCAGAAATTATTGTGCTAACGCTCGCCCAAGTTGGCACACCTGACCCTGCCGACTGGAGGAGTTGACCTGATGTTCCTGCGGCCGTGGATTTGAGGTTAGTGGATCCATCGAAGTATCCCACTCCACCCGTGGTACCTCCTGAAATATTATTAGAATCGACACCCGATATCGGTATCGTCTTATTGTAGAGATTATCTGTCGATCCCGTGGTGACGAGATTGATCTCACTACCCGCAAGTCCCGCGGTCCACCTGTCGATGTTTGAGTTCCAGAGGAGGGATCCCGTGGTGTTCGCTGTCGTGTCGGCGACGTAGATACCACCGTACTGCTGAGGATTCGCCACAGAGTTGAGGAGGATGATGTTGTCGCCGATGTTGACCTGTGAGGACGAGATGATCGTCTGGGTGCCGAGGACTGTAAGGTTACCTGTGATCGAGACGTCGCCGCTGAAAGAACCGGTGTTGGCAGAAATATTCCCGAGATAATCGATCGATGCAACAGTTGTTCCAGATTGGTTCCTCACATCGAGGACTTTTCCGGTAGGAGCGGCGATGCCTGCCTGGAGTATCGCAACGGGTGTTGCCGAGGTGGAGGAACCTGATATGTGAAGCCTTGCAGACGGTGTCGTGTAGACACCGAGACCTGTGGAGTTGAGGACTGAGAAAGTAATATTTCCAATGGCATTGTTGAAATTATATGTGTCTTGGTTGTGAATCTCCACTCCGTTTCCAATCGACAATGCCGCGCCAGCATCATCAGGTCTCCTGAAGTTTCCTGTCACTCTAACTGAACCGTTGACATCAAGAACGGCATTGGCTGTAGGTGATGCTGTGTTGATACCGACACTCGTTCCGTTGTCATAGATGGCGCTGTTTCCGATGGTGGAAGTACCAGTGAACTTGGAGAGGTAGTTGGTGGTTCCTGTGCCCGACACTGTGCCAGCAGCGGCAGAGGAAGCGATCGTTACTGCACCACTAGATCCTGTCGTGATAGTGACGTTGGAACCTGCAATAAGATATGAAGTTCCGTCTGTGAGTCTGGTGAGGGAGCCACTGAATCCTGTAGAGGCCACCACATATGAGCTTGTCAGTGCGTCTGTCGTCTTGTTATAAGTGAGACCAGAGTCTCCACCAAATGATCCGCCATCGTTGAACTGAACTTGTGTGTCTGATCCTGCAGGGGAAGTGATGGCTGTCGAAGTGACTGTGACCTGTCCACTCGAGCCTGATGTGATCTGTATTCCGCTTCCTGCGACGAGGAATGAGGTTCCATCCGAGAGTTTTGTGAGAGATCCTGTGAGAGCAGAGGCATACACCGTTCCGTTGACAGTGAGCGCAGAGTTCAGCGAGGTGGCAGTGCCGATTCCCACGTTTCCACTGCCGCTGACGACGAAGAGAGATGTTCCATCGCTGTTCTTCACGTCGACGAGTGCGCCGACAGGTGAGGGAACGCCGCCCTTGACGAGGAGAGTTCCGTCCGCGGAGGTTGAAGATCCTGTCACGTAGAGACGCGCCGGTGTGGCGACCTCTCCCAGAGATCCACCGAGGAGTACGTTACCGTCAGATCCGATAACGAGCCGTTGGGTCGTTCCGTTACCTCCCAAGAAAGTGTGCTGAAGCGACGTGTAAGTGTTTGTGGCGAGTCCAAAGATGTTGGGCTGACCTATTGAGATACCGTGCGAAGAACCGCCGTAGGAGGAGGAAACGTGGAGCTTGGAATCAGGCCTGTTAGTACCGATGCCCACCCTTCCGCCAACTGTGTCGAGGTTTCCTGTCACGTAGAGAAGCGACGTCCCCGAAGAGTTCTGGATTTCGAAGATGGGTGTTCCGGAGGCAGTAGACGCTCCCTCTCTTATCACGACTGTCGGTGTCGTCGAAGAGCTAGAACCGGTAACATAAAGGTGGGACAAAGGAACAGTTGTTCCGATACCGACGGATCCCGTGGTGTCTATCGTGAGGTATTCGTTTAGAGAGAAGTTAGTTGCCATGTTTTGTCACCGTTAGAATATCGTCACAGTCGTTCCGGTAGTTGCTCCGGTCGATGTCGCAGCTACATCGAGTGTTATAGCGAAGTTGTGAGTAGATGAGTCAGAGTTAGTTATCGTGCACAGTGTCTTCGATGCCGTAGGTTTGGAGAAACTTACTGTGAAGTCAGCGCCACTGTAAGGTCCCGTGTCGACTATCTTGAATACAACGGGGCTAGCTCCATATTGGGTAGCCACTGTGTATTTCTTGGCGACAGAGAAGCCGCTCTCAGAAGCCACAATAGTGATGTCGAACATCACGGCACCGTTGTTCGCTTCGAGAGCGACCGTCGCTGTTCCCGCGGCTGTTATGTCCTTCGTGGCCGTGAGTTTTCCTGCCTCGCCGGGAGCGTAAGTCTTTGCGTACGTGCTGCTCGTGGTCGAGGCAGAGGTGACGAGTGCCGAGAATGATCCTGACGATGCAAAGATACCTCGCCAGACGCTGGAAGTGCTTCCCAAGTCGTACGTGTTGGTGATACCCGGCAAGGTTGAACCTGACAGTGCCGTTGTTCCGCTGACAGAGAATCTATTGCCGTTTGTCGATGTTGTTCCGACAGCGACATTTGTTCCGTCGTCGTAGATGACTCCGTTGGATACTGCATTACCGCTTGTGAACTTCGCATGGTATCCTGCAGTACCGCTGCCCGTGATGACGTTGTTACTGCTTACAAGCGTGCCGAAGTTGACCCACGTAGGTGAAGACGTCCCAGCGGATTGAAGGATCTGACCTGATGTTCCCGCCGCAGAAGATGAGAGGTAACCAGACGTGTTGAAGTATCCCACGCCTCCCTGTGTTCCACCAGAAATTGTGCTAGAATTAAGACCCGATATTGGCAACGTCTTATTATAGAGATTGTCTGTCGAACCCGTGGTGACGAGGTTCGTCTCGTTTCCGACAAGACCGGCGACCCACCTGTCCGTGGAGGAGTTCCACAGAATCGATCCCGTGGTGTTCGCTGTCGTGTCGGCGACGTAGATACCTCCGTACTGTTGCGGGTTAGCGACAGAGTTGAGGAGGATGATGTTGTCGCCGATGTTGACCTGGGACGAAGAGATTATCGTCTGGGTGCCGAGAACCGTGAGATTTCCAGTGATCGACACGTCGCCACTGAAGGATCCCGTGCGAGCGTAGAGGTCACGCCAGTATTTCGTAGAAGAACCAAGGTCGTGCGTGAGTGTGGTTCCCGGGAGTACAGAGCCCGAGAGCGCCACCACTCCGTTGACCGAGAGGGCGTTTCCGTTCGTGGTCGTCGTTCCGATACCCACGCCGCCGCGGGACACCGCGAACCAGGCATCGTTCTCCGCGTAGAGAGATGCCCTCGTGTTGTTCGTTCCGGATCCACTTCCGATGTATACGACCGCGGTGTCGAAGACGCCGGACGAGGAAGTGCCGCCCGCGTCGGCGACGTTGAAGGTCGTGTGAGTGTTCTGTTGTGGGTAGGAGGTAGGATCGTCGAAGGTTCGGGTCTTCCAGGCGTTCTGTGTCCCACCGCCGCCGTTCGCTCGTGCGACGTAGAGGGAGACGAGACCACCGTACGTGGAGATCCTCTTCGTCTCGAGTTTCGCGAGAGGTAGAGATCCTCCGGAGCTTCCCACGAACTGAAGAGATTTCGCCTCGTTGTCGTTGAGGTACTGGATTCCGATCGAGCCCGTGGATTCCACGAGAGAGTTGAAACCGTAGAACGTGGATGTTCCGATTCCGATCTTGGACCCGTTGTCGTAAACTAGACTGTCAGTCAAAGTCGTGGACGCAGAGTACTTTGAAATGTAATTTGTTGTTCCGGCGCCAGACAGTGTGCCTGCAGCAGCCGTGGAAGAGATTGTGACAGCCCCGGAGGATCCCGTCGCTATGGTTATGTTGTTTCCTGCGATAAGATAAGACGTACCATCCGCGAGACGTGTGAGAGATCCACTGATCCCCTGTGGAGCCTTAATTGTTCCTGAGATGATGTTTGTGCCTGCAGCCGTTCCCATGTTGATGGAAGTGGCTGCACCTGCAAAGTTCACAGTGGACGCATTGGTGTTGACGAGATCGAAATTTGCCCCCGCTGTGATAATCTTTGCCGTTGTTAATCCATCACCTATTCTAAGGACGTGGTTAATCTTGTCAAATGTAAGGCCTGGATCTCCACCGAATGTGGATCCTCCATCATTGAATTGCACGTAGGTGTCCAACCCACCTGGGACAGTTGCGCCGCCGTTGCCGCCGCCGCCGCCTGAAGCTGCTACATTTCTGAAGATGCCTCCCTGAACGAAGCGGGCCTCTGTTGTATCCGATAGATTAGTTGCATTTCCCCTCACGCACACGGCGCCGAGGTATATGGCCGCGCCGGCGGTGTTTTCACCCTCCGTGAAGTTCTCTAAATTGATTGCAGATTGTGCGAGATCGAGTGTCGCATACTTGGCGGATCCGTAGTAAACGTAGAACGCCTTGTTCACAGAGTTGGGAAACCAGAACACGCGCTGTATCGAGTACTGTCCTCCTGCGACAGTGTCAAGAGTTCCATTGTTGTTGTAAGTACCGGGATTGATTGTTGGATAGCCTGCATTAGCTATGCCTGAATCAACTATCGTTGTTGATCCACTCACGTACTCTCTAAATATTTTTGAGACGGTGGGCGCAGTATCAGTGCTCGCGAGGACATAGTTGGGAGAGTTTGGGTCAGAAGTGTAGTTTCTGCCTGTAACGTAAGAGTCCCCTGAAGTCTTAGAGAGTGATAGATTAGAACCGCTGTGCGAGATCCGGTGCCCGCTAATCTTTAGGGGTCCGAAGGCTCTATTGAACTGCTCGTTCGATTGCCCGATGCCGTATGCAACGGTAGGCGTGGTGAGTGTTCCGTTCGTCACGGAGCCCGATTGGTGGAGTACGCGGCCGATCGATATGCTGTTTGAGAACTCATCTGCTGTGAAGGGCGAAATCTGTTGTATTAATCCGCCCGAAAAATTGATGCCAACGTACGTGATCTGAGCAGATCCCGAATATGTGAGAGACTGACTCACATATGCGGGCCATGAAACAAAGTTTACTGCCGGGTAGGGGTCAGTTGAAGTGCTTGCATTGTAATCAACTACTATTCCGCTACCTGAAGTGATGCTGAATGTCGTCGATCCATTTGCCGTTGATAGAACTCCTCCGTG